CATCGTAAGACTATATAGACAGGGTATGGTGACCTACATTTTGGCCAAAATGTCTGACACTCTAAGAACTAAGCAAAACTATACGTATACCCTTTTTACTGACACCAATCACCTATACCCCTCCATTGTTCTTATCTGATTCCAACATTGAGATCCCCTGGCACTAAAAAACCCCGCTCCTTGTGGGAACGGGGCAGCTGGCTTCCAGATGACCCTACACGGCCAGGGAACGACGCTTCCGTTCCTTCCTATTCTTCTTAGGTTTGACCGCCACCTCAGCCTCTGGTAACACGCTGTGGCTGACATCATTCATCACATCTTCGAAGACGCCGCCAAACTGAGACGCAATTGTGTCCCATGAGAATTGTTTGTCAGTGACGCGCTGGTAGCACTTTTCTGCCACATGCTCTCGATATGTCTTGTCCTCATACAAGTGCGAGAGGATCTCGACTAAATGCTCCGTGGAGGGGCATGGCATCTCCCGGCCATAATTTGTATCCACATCAACGTGGTCGCACCGGATCAACTCTCCATACCCCTCAAAAATCTCCTTAGTACTGGTATGGTCTGGTACCACCTGAGCGACACGGCAGGCAGCGTTTTCAAAGTTGACCAGCTCCCAACCACCACCCTTGGTGGTATTGACACCAACATCAGCGCAGTTATAAATCCAGTTCAGCATCTCCACCGGCACATTCGGGGGGTTATGGCTGTTAGATGTCATGATGATCCGACCATTTGGATCAAGACCGTTCTTACCCATCTCCCTGGCAAACAGAGGCATCAGATCCCAGCCTTGGTCCTTCAGGCCCATGTGCATATACAACTGAGCATCCGGCCTACCAACAGCAAACTTGGCAAAGGCAGCAATCGTGATGTCCATCCGTTTGCGGAACTGGTTTCTGTTTCCGTTCAACACAATAAAGATGTCTTTCTTGAGACCCAGCTTCTCCCTAGCCTCCCCCTGGTCCATGGGATAGAAAACATCCGAATCTAAACCATGTGGAATTACGGCAATAGGCTTGGTAATACCTGCTTTTACAAATTCGTACGCACCGAATTCAGTAAAAGCAACCAACCCATCCCATCCATTGATATGTGGATCAATGCCACCAAGCCAGTTATAGCTGTCCATCGTCAGGTAACCGACGAACTTAAACTTACCAGCTTTATGCAAGTCCTCGATACGACGGTACTGCTCACTAACGATCCATGGATCATTCAGACTAAAGACAATGTCAGGTTGTTCTTTTTCGACGATTTCACGGATGCGATCTTCTCCAAAGGGCGCCTGCTGAAATCGGTTAGACGCCGGGTACATCTTGAAATCTTTCTGTTCATCTGTTGGATCACCATGCCAATTACAGGCCAACACAACAAATTCAAAGTTATCTCTCAGCCTGGGCAATACGGCACCACTAACTCGTCCAAAGCCAGTCATGGCAGCAAAATCTGCCACCCACAAGACTTTAGTTTTCTTTTTTGACATTGAAAATGAAACAGTTCTCGCCTTACTATACAGAAACAGTAGGTGTTATTGACCGTACTAACTCTTTTTCTTCTGTTGTTTTTGCTTTTAGTTTCTTCTTTAAAAACTCAGCAGCTCTATGTGTTCGCGTTGTGTCCCCGCAGGTATAAAGATCGATAGCGCAGTACCCGATCTCTGGCCAGGTGTGGATACTTGCATGTGATTCCGACAGCAGTGCTAGGAGAGTCACTCCTTGTGGCTGAAACTTTTCCCCAAAAATCCGAAGAATAGTTGCTTTTGCCATAACAAGAGAAGCTTCAAGCAACTGTTGAAGCTTCTCGTAATCATCCAGAATTCCTGGGTCACACCCATAAAGATCAAGGATTAAATGTCGACCATTCCCCATTTGGATAATTCATCTTCATTTATTGTTTCATTAGTCTTGTTATCCAAGACATTTCCATATTGATCCTGCCAATTTTCTTTGTTTAAACCGACTTCTACAATCGAAGGATAGGTTTTGTACTTGGTTGGATCAGCAAGTCGACAAGCAATATTGCCGACCCTCCAGCCTCCTTTGGTCTTAAATTTATAAACATTCAGAGCAAGTTGATGACGACACACATCCATCAGAAGAGTTTCAAATCGGCTGCGCCCTAGGATGTTATTATTTGACGCCCTGGAAAACTCACAGTAGTTGGCGTAAAGCCAGTTATCAGAATTGGAGTATAGTTTACCGGAACCAGCTACTGCGTTCTTTGCCAATCCGATGGCAGACGACACATCTGGATCGAAAACAATACAGTGCTCTAGCCAATCCATAATTTGATTGGACTTCAGAATTTGTTCTCGATGGTGTTTGGCAAAAAACTCAACCTTGCTGGTGGTTTCCATAAGGTATTCTCGCATTTCAACTTCTGACATATCCAGAACCCAATTCACCAGCCCTGGAAGCAAAGAAGCAAACTCTCCAAACGGACGACCGTTGTCGTCCATATCAATAAGGGTACGTTGTTCTGCCGAGTTACCAGTAAATGGTTTATCAAATGGAATCGTAAGACGCCGCCTGGCAAGACCAGAAGTTGGATCTGTAGTTTGAATTGGTTCGTTTGCTGTAATAATAACGAGACCATTAAATTTAAACGGTTTTTGAGACCCAGCTTGGAACTTACGTTCTTTACGAATTAGGTCACGACCGGTCACTGCTTTTAACACAGATACCGATCCGCCATACCGCTCCACATCATTGAACAGCAACAGTTTTTTCTTATACAGATTTGCTGTCTCAAACCTATTTTTCTCAAGGTGTTCCAAGGATGAGATCATTGCGTTCTCATCGCCCACCAATGCATGGGCAAGGTTTGAATAGGTCGACTTACCAGATTTCCCTGGGCCTACAATCTCAACAAACTTTTGTATTTCCGAGTGACTAAGAAGTACAGCACGAAGCCAAGCCCTTAATACCTGAACGCGACTCCAATCATTATTCTGTGCTTCCTTCAGCCATTTAATGATGGGTTCACAACCTGCCCCTGGATCGTAGTCATAAGGCAGTTGTTGTATCATGTACATTTCTTTGTTGAATGGAAGAAGCTCCCTTGTTTTAACGTTCAAGATCCCATTGGTAAAAAGTAGTAGCTCATTGTCTTCATACCAATCTTCATGCAGGGTTGAAATCCTGAGCTGCTCCATGACATCCGAGATCATATTCATGGAATATCCATTGGGAAGCAGTGATTCTTTTACATACTCAAGATGCTCTTTAATAGAGCTTTTCATTTCAAGCTCTGAGAGGTGACACCAGACACCAGGCGAACGATGGCCATAGATATAGAAAAAGCCCTGGTTTTCGCTATACCTTAAATTCCCGTTATACATACTGAGAATTTTCTCAGCAACAACATCAGATGATTGATTTTTGGGGCGAGGTTCTTTACTTTTCCCTTTTCTTTCTTTACCCCATGTTTTTGCTGTAGATAAGATCGTGGTTTTTTCTTCTTTGATCGCCGGCATAGTACTTTGCTCTTGAATATGTGACTCAATTTTTTCAAGCTCTGATGCGATGTGCTCAAGCGTTGAGTCATCTACATTCATCACTTTATAATCCATGGATGGCGTCCATCCCTGTTCCTTGGCTACATGGATCAAGGAACCAAGACCGCGTCCACCGCTTTTACTAAAGGACAACCAACGTTTATGGCATTCACCTTCTCGATATTTTTCAGATTGCTTAGACCATTCATCCCATTGCTCTAGCAAGGATTCGTCCAATGCATGAAGCGTTTGACCAACTGTAATCCAGATGTCATAATCATCTGCTGCCTCTGGAGGCATACCCCACGTTGCTTCAATTGCAAGTTGGATATCTCGCTCTAGTCCTATCGATGAGGTTATAGCAAATCCGCTACCAATAATTCGAGAGACTTCCTGAGCTGGTTTTCCTTGTTTTGCGTTTTTAGTAATGATGCCATCCAAGATCCAACCAGGAAGTTCAGGCAGCTTGTCCGCCCACTCAAAACCCAACCCTTCTCCTGTGTAGTAGCCTTCTGTCTCTGGGTGCAGACCCATCAAGACACCCTGGTGTTTTTTCCAAAGGATCTCAAGCTTTTCTTTATTTTCTTCTGCGTGCCAGGTGTATTTATTTCTTAAAAAATGTTTGTGCTTGTCGCGGTCTAACTTGTAGAGGCGACGTTCCCTTCCCTTTTTACCGCTAAAGATGGTAAGGGTGGGAGGCAAGGCGTCATACCAACAGAATCCACTGATTTTTTCGATGAGTTTGTAGACGCTTGGTCCGTCAACATCAACCCAAACCAAACCATAAGGATGGTTATAGGTAGGGCCGCCAAGTACGCCAATTGCTTTACAGTCACCTGTTGCTAGCTCCTCTTCAATTTCTTTGACACTAAATGGTTTGTTCTGCCAGCCCTGGATGTACGGATCTTTATTTGCACCCAGTGGAGTCAGGGGCCAATCAATTGGAATAAGATCAAGCCTAATTTCGCCAGGCTTAAGAGCTTGTTGACTTTGGCTTGTCATACTTCCGTTTGCTGCAGAACTTCTACTTTAAGGTTTTTCTCTGGGAATGAGCTTTCCTTTAGGATGTTGTAGGCATGGAGATGCATAAGGGTGGGCAGGACAAAACAATCCCCGTCCACCGCAGTATTCATGCGGTTCAGGAGAGTATTGATCCACTCACCCACGCAGATTACGTGGATGTCCATGGAAGGCTCAGTTGTGTGTCTTCTTATCCTACGGCCGGTTATCTGGCTGTCTTCCCAAGATTGCGTTAAATCACTGAGTCTTATTGGACTCATGTTCTTTATATTTAGCCCTTTTATCAATTGCCATAAATTCTTTCATCAGTTTGTTGTACAACTCAACAGCATCTTCTTTTGTTACAACAGCACGCTCGCAGGCAATAGTCCAGGCCAGGCGCTTACGGCATTCCATGGGAGCTTGAGGGTTGTAAGCCATGATCTTATCAGAGCACGTCCTCAGATCAGATCAGCGTCATAGACACCGCAATTTTCAATTTGCGTATAGTATTCTTCGACAAGTTTATACCAATCTTCGTGCAACATATCCAAGTAACGACGACCGATCTTGAAGACCTGGGTCCGCAGAGGAGTTGATACCAGCACTGCCGCCTGCTGCACCTTCATTCCCAATGTTTGGGTAATACCTAAGTCATAAGCAGCTAACTGTTTTAGGCATTTCTTGAACTTCAGGTGACCACCAAGAAGGTCTCGCCATTCCTGGGACCCTTTTTCAAGATCTTTTGGCCATTTACGACTGTATGGTTTGACACTGGTCTTAAGGTCGGCCAATGTCAACTTGCCGCCTACTACACCAATAATGTCAGGACTTCCTGACCAAGCCCTCCCTTCTTCATCCTGGCCCCATACTCGACCAACCCCATCGTTTGACAGAGCAAACTGATGTTTATCCAAAAGAGGAGTCTCAGCCCATAACACTTCTTCAAATTGATCCAGAATCTGTGGCATCCCAGACCAAAACTCTGCGTACTCCTCTGGGATTTCAGGGTTTTTATCTCCTTTTAGGTAGCATTCCATACCATAGTGGATTGCCGTACCCCTCTCAGCAGCTTGTTCTTTAACACCCGGATTAGCCTTGGACCACATTTCAAGCTTCCGTTTGTTTGCTTCGGAAGCAGTTTCTGATAGGATTGTCGTCACACTGGGCGCCGGCCCTGTTACAAATGGGGTATGATAATGTCTCTTACCGTTGATTGTAATTCGGGCGGGACGGCTGTTTAGCTCCCGCATTAGCTCTGGTTGCTCTTGATATTTCAGCGACCAGGGATCGCTGTTTTCAATTTTAGCAACCATTGATGGTTTTGTATATTGCTGCTAACTTAGCATGAAAAGAACCAGAGTGCAGTGGACAACTTTAACTACGCAATTGCGTCGATCCTGGGGGCTATGCTCGTGGTGATCAGCATGGATGCATACCTCTTTTTTACCGAAGTCCTTTCTCGCCAGTAACCATGGGCTCCAACCTTACGCGTTTTTATTTTGACTTTGATGAGGACTGCAGAACTGGCTGTCTGAACAACCTTGCTTTCGAGGATGTTGAAACCATTGAAGCTGATGCGTACGAAAAAGAGCTACAATCCAAGGATATCCCGTACACTCGAATTGATCTTTAGTTATGACACGCACCTGGAATGAGTATTTTGAACCACTGAAACCACGCCTTGGTGCACGCGAGCTCACTTTCCAAAAAATCTTTGACCATCTAGACGAGTGTCATAAACCAATTATTATTGAAACCGGGACGTATCGAGAAGAAAACAACTACACAGGCGATGGTTGCTCAACTCTTTTATTTGACAATTACATTGACATACGTGGGGAAGGTCAGCTGATTTCAATTGACATTGACCCAGGTGCCTGCGCCCTGGCACGTAAGAACACTAAACATGCGGAGGTAATCGAGTCTGATTCCGTGGAAGCACTTGACACCTTTTATGGTGCTTGTGACTTGTTGTACTTGGACTCGTACAACATTACTGACTGGAATAATGACTGGGCACCAGCCGCGCATCACCTAAAGGAATTGCTTGCTGCCTACCAACTCCTGAATCCTGGTACTTTAATTGTTGTTGATGACAATATCAAAGCACCTGATGGACGCCGACATGGCAAAGGTCGCCTTGTTTACGAACTGATGGAGTCGATTGGTATTGAACCATGGTTTGACTCGTATCAAATTGGCTGGCTCTGGTACTAGTTATCCGTACTTTTCATTGTGTTGTTCTTGATGCATAATAGTAATGTGACAAAGAACAGCTATGTTTACTATAGTTAGAGCACCACGCACTTCTGAAATGTCTCTTTCTACGCAAGTCAAGGATTCTTTGGATCAAGCCTCAGCATGCCTACGTGAAGCACTTGCGTTTGCTGCACGCACGGAGCACCCGCTTACGGTGAATACGTTATCTGATCTTTTGATCCGCATCGAATCCCTGGAGCAAGTTGATGATTTGATGCAGCAATTTACAAAGAAGGATGACGAGAAGAAGCATCCCTACCGAGGCTGAACGCCTCGAAAGATACCTAGCGACGTTACCAATACCTGAGCCAACTCCTAAGGAAATGGAGCAGGTATTCTTGCGTCCGTGTAAGTGGCGTAGAATACTAGAAGAGCGTAATAAAAATCCTGATGTCTCAGGAGAATAAATATACAAAACCTGGGATGCGTGAACGCATCAAAGATAGGATCATGGCCGGCTCCAAGGGCGGTAAGCCAGGTCAATGGAGCGCACGTAAGGCCCAGCTACTTGCACAGGAGTATGAAAAAGCAGGCGGTGGCTATAAAGGCGGAAAGGGTGAAAAACAAAAGTCTTTAGAAAAGTGGGGCAAAGAGAAGTGGATGACAAAAGACGAGTACGAAAAACGAAAGAAAGCTAAGTCTGCTGCCAAGAAGTATAAGGAGAGTAAGTGATGGAATTATTTCAGAAGTTTTTAAATCGTGTAGGCCGCACGTACGGTCAAGTCGACAAAAATGTTTTTGGTGGTTTGTTACCTGGTGGCGCAGCAACACCTATAGGTGCAGCATTTCAAAGATCAGGTATCCCAAAAGGAGCACAGCCAACTGATTTAGAACGCAGGCAGGCATCTTTAATTGACGCAGCAGCTAGTAGCATAAGCAATGCCCAACCTTTTGTTGAGCGAGCAGTACGCTCTTCTCCTCCTATTGTTCAACAAGGTATATCAAAAGGTTTAAATGCTTTACCTTTTAGCGTAAATCTCTTTGGAAGATATTACACTGGACTTGGCCCAACTGGATTAGAGATACCAAAAGAACTTACAAGTGAAGTGAATAAAGTTATAAGCAAGCCTGACTATCAAAAAAATTTACTTAAAGCTGCTATAGATGAAGAAAGAAACTTAAGTGCCATTTTAAATTCACCTTCTGCTTCAGGCATGGATATGCCTAATGTTAGGAAGTTTGCAAATGATGCATTAGCCGAAACAAGAAGCAGAATAAAAAGAATGGGAACAGGGCAGATCCCCTATGATGCCTACTCAACTTCAGCGGGAAGCAATCCATTGAGTTCCCCCTCTACTTCTCTTGGAAGAGTCTGGTTCACTCCCGACGAACAAGGATATACAGCCAATGAAAAATATGACTTTTCCTATGGTGCTGCAGATAGAAAAGAACCAATGCAACAGATCCCTGGTGGAATTGCACCATTAAACCCCTCTCAAGAAACAGCTTTGTCTGCGGCTATGGCGACAAAATACTTATTCTCTGGGATTGGCGGAGGCCCTTCTTTTGCACCTAGCGCGCATCCACTTACCAATTTTGGTCGTGCAGTCGTAATGAAAATGCCAGACAAATCATTTATTTATCCCGTCAATATTCGTTAACCATGGCAGACCGCGCAATTCAAAAAGGATACACCAAGCGTTACCTACCAGAAAAAGCTTGGGCCTCACTGTCTAAAAAAGAACGTGAGGAGACTGATCAGAAGAAAAGAGCTGGTAGCCGAGAAGGCAAACAGTTCGTACCAAACACTGAAAAAGCAAAGAAAGCTGGACGGGCTGCACGTCGCTACCGCGACAGCAAGTAAGTTATGATATCCTGACAAACGGAGCAATACCGCTCTGGGACTAATAGTCGAACAGTCCCTAACTGTTACGAACGTGGTGCTTCGCAACAAGTTGAGTAGGTAGGAAGCTATGATCCCGGTTTAGTACACCGGGATTTTTTTGTGACTACTCTTGTTGCCAACGTACCGCCCGTCAAGGTTTGGGTGCGTCGTGAATACCTGCGTGACTTACGTGATGGTCATGGTGAATATACGCTGGGTTATTGGGTAACTTGCAAGTCCTTAACAGGTAGAGCATTACAGTTTGAAACTTACCTAACTGAGTATGGTGCGTTATATGACAAGCTTCCCATCAGCGCATTCCTTGGCTGGGATCCCAACCATCCGGAAAAACCAGAAAGTCCAACACCAGACCTGGAGCTGACCGACCTGCAGTTCTGGAATGGGTTTGATCATGGTCTTACGGTCATTGAAAAGAACTTGATCTTTAATATGGAGTTCCAAGTGATGACACGCAGTGCCGGTGTAATGACGGGCACATACCTATTTACGATTGACAATTATCATCCACATCGGAACGAACCCGACTTTTATTTTGCGGAGTTTCCTGATGAACACAAATCCCATAACATTGTGGCTTTGGACAACGGTCAAATTGGCGCTTATCCCAATAACCGTTGCCGCATGGTTGATCCATCACTAAGCAACCATGACCTTAAGACCCCAGACTTTAAGGTTTCAACACGATATTTTGACTCCGAGAAAGCGTTAAAATGGGGCCGCTTAGGCGAATGCGACGATTACTTCTGGCAAACTCCCAATGAAAAAGGTGTAGAATAAATCCGTTCCCCCTCTCTTTTGATGGGGCAGCAAGGGTGCAACAAGGAACGTTGCATTAAACAAAGGATCCCATCAGCCGCATCGTAGATTACCGTAGGCGGACATCCTTGCCCTTAACAACACCCCCTATGCTTAGCTCTGGGACGCCAGATGACGCACAAACCTGGGGGTCACTCGGGATGTAGTAGAAAAGTATCACATTGCGTTTGGGACGCAAAGGAGAAGGGGCAGTACCTTCCATCCCGATCACCTGGTCCGACGCTAATTGGATAAGACGGTTACTGCCGATTGCAGGACGATGTAGGTTCGAATCCTACCCAGGTGCTATCGAGAATCTCAATAAATGACGTTTATTGGAAATACTGATAAATTATATTTACGTCTGATAAAAACTATACGTGGCTTGGGCTGATGCCAAAAAACGTATCGATAAAAATCGACAGAAGCTTCTGGAGTACAAGAAGACTTTGCAGTGCGAGAAGTGTGGGTTGGATGATCACCGCGTCCTTGAGTTCCACCACGTAGGTGACAAGGATAATAACATCTCATCCATGGTGAATCATGGGTACTCCTGGAGCAGAGTCGAAGCAGAGATCGAGAAGTGCATCCCGCTCTGCTGCAACTGCCACAGGCTTGAGCATTGGGTTAGTTAACGAAAGAATAAACCACCTGCTTCAGAAATACCTAATTCTGGAACAGTAAAAGTACCAAAGGGAGTTGGGAACTTCCATTTACCACCTCGTTTGCGTGCGGCTTCTGCCCGCCTAAATTGAGCTTCAATTGCTTTCTTATCTGCTGCGGCGTTTATTTTAGATGAGCCACCTAATTGAGACGTTACGGCAATTGGGTTAGCAATGCGCAAAGTAGTTGCGGCTGCAGGGATAACAGCAGCAGCCGTTTGTGGAGCCAAACGTTGAGCCAGGCCAGCGCCAGCACCAACTAGTGGAGCAGTAGCTGCGCCAATTGCATATTCTTTTGCAACTTGAGTAGCTGCTTTACGTACGTCACCCGTTTCAACTGCCTGCCTAAATTCTGGATCAAACAACGGAACAGAACCAGCAAGGTCTGTTGTTGTGTTAAAACCGGTTCGTATTGCTTGCTTAATGTTTGGTAAAGCTTTATTGTATCCCTCAATTTGCTTTGCTTTAGCGGCAGCTTCAAGCAACGCATCTTTTGGATCTATACCAGCACCCTTAAATACATTAGTAGTAAAATTAATAGGATTTAAATTAGCTTCAGACCCTAGGTTTGGAGGGTTTAAATATATTCTTTCTCCACCGGTAAAGTCCACTGGAGCAGCAGCACTAATTCCACTTGCTCCAGGTTGAGCACCACGTGCGGTAGTAAATGCTTCAGTAAGAGCTGATTTAAGATTTACATCTTCTTTTAGGTCTTGGAAAAAGTTTGGATCATTGTAAATTGATTTAGTATAAAACGTATTTCCTACATCGCTTACAGCTGAAGCGACAGGAGCAATATCACGCGCATAGGGCCTTTGTGGTTTAGGCCCAATAGTATCTTCCAAAACATTACGAACCGTGCGACCACCAATGGCTTTATCTCCCAACAAAGCTTGGTATACACGCAAATCCCTTTCAAATCCAGGAGACTCTACATCAATCCCCTGGCTTTTAAGACTATTAATTGTTTCAGGTAAAACATAGCCTTGGCTCATCTCGTTTAAAGCATCTGCTTTAAGCTCCCATTGTTTTGGCGCTTCTCTTAAGGCAGTTTGCTCAGGTGTATTAAAGAATTGTTCTTCTTTTTCAATAGCAGTTCTAAGAGTAGGAGTTGCTTGATTGATTTTATTTTGTAATTCTTGGAAGTAAAGATTTTGATCTACAGTGGGAACTAAGGGTGCATTCATTAAAGACAGTGGATTTCCATAAGGAATGCCACCCTTGTTGTATCCACCAGCAATCCTTTGCGTGGTTACACGAGGAGGGCCATAGTTTTTTGTAGGATCATTGCCCATAAATTCATCAAGGGCTTGATTACGTTTAGCAAATGCTTCTCGTGTGCGTGCATCATCCCACTCAACAGAACCTCCACGTTTAAACGCATTCCAGTTTTGATTAACTTGATCGTAAAACTCTTGACCCCTTTGGGCCATGGTGTTGAATTCTTCTGTGCTAATTGGAGGGCTTAAGAAAGATTCAACTCTATTTTGATCGCGGAATAATGAACTTCCTCTTGCAGCGCCACGTTGTTGAACAAGGGTTCGACCACCCATTCTTGCGTTTTGACGTGCAAGATCTAATCCAATATCGTAAGCTTGAGCAGGATTTAAATCATCAAGATAATCAAGTTGTTGTGTCAGTCCTTTAAGGCCAATACGATCTGTTCCAAGTGGAGTTGCACCAACATTTTCTGCAATTGTGATTAATTCTTCTCCACGTAATGTATTACCAACATTAGCAAAATCATGCATGGCGTCATGCAAGATTAATTCATTTCCATAAGGTTGACGCGTTTGTGGATTGATTACTTGAGCCTGCCCTGGTTTTTGCCCTGGGAAGTATTGATCTAAAAATCTTTGAGCCCGTTCATTAACAGTTTCTGTGTTTCTAATATCGACAGGTTCTTCTGTAAAATCAAACTCTTTTCCAAATGGTGAAGCAGTTGGAGCGTAATCTTTATCTTCTAGATTAAGTACAGGAACACGTTTAGGATATAGTTCTTCAAAATTGGTAACAGGTAGATCACTAGTTGGTCCTTGTGGATATATTGTTTTAATGTGAATTTGACCAGGTATTGAATAATCCGGAGATGCAATAGGTGTATTCCGCGTTGGAAAACCTGGATTTAATAATCCAGCAGGCCCTCTATTTGCATAGTTTTCTGCAGCGATTTGACTTGCTCTTTCAGCAGATAACTGTATAGCTTGCCGTGCTAATTGTTGTTGTTTTGCGGCTTCAAACTTAGCAGCACGATCATACAAACTTTGCAGTTCACCTGCTAAAGGTTGACCGGTTCTAGCAGCATTAACAATTGCTGCATTTAATTTTACACGTTCTGCAGGTGTTAATTCCATTAGTTAGTCCGCAACGTAGCTTTAATAAACCAAGCAGCCTTAAATGCTTGGCCACACAAATCGCTTAGGTAGTTCTGGATGTCAATAGCACCTACCTTGGCAGCAATGGGCTCCAGCTTCTTGGCTTTCATGCCTAGCTCCTCCAGATTCTTATAGTACGTAGCGAGTTGATCCGTTCCTTTGTAGCTGGTAACATGCTGGATACCAGGACCGGCATCAGCTAGTCCCTTGGCGCACATGGGCATCAGGTAGTCCATGCTGCGAATAAATTCACCCAGCGTATCGAACTGCGTCAGATGAGCTTCGTACTGGTCTTTAAGGAATGCATGCACCCCGAGGAAGTTCGCCCCCTCGTGGTTCAGGTGAATGAGATGGGATTGTGTTTGAAGTTCCTTGAGATAGGAACAGAGAGAGATGCATTGCTGGATAAAGGCCCCGACATCACCATTCTTTGATTTACCAGGCGCTTTAGGCTTTGCCTGTTGTTGCGGAGCCTCTTGTGCAACAGGGGGTTGAGTTTGCGGTAGCCGACCATGACCTGGGGTATACATAGAACATTAGCGATGTATTTAGTTTATCAAACGTAATCTGTTACTTGAGCAGTGCCACTTGCTGCATCCCATTGGTTTAACAACCAAAGATCAAGAAGATACTTGATCTTTAAGTAGATCTCTCCTCCAACTAGCCTTTAGATGTCCATAGTCCCTGGGCTCTGTAACCAACACATCTAATGCACCACATAAGTCACAGGATCCTTGGTGATAAGTAGCACAATGATGCGGGGGACCAATGTAGTTTCCTCTTTTATACCAAGAGCCATAAGCTTCGCCACATCCGTGACAAATCCATTGAGGATAACCGGCTTCTTTGGTGCGTCCCATCACTTCAATCCTTTAAGACAGTCAACAAGACTTTTTGCTTTGGCGTATTCTTTTGCTGCAATATTTAAATTTTCTATTGCCGCAGCATAAAAGGCCTTATAGAGATCTTGTCCTGTGAGTTCATTAGTGAATTCACAGATGGTATCTGCAAAATGCTCTTGTGCTTTTTTCATCCAACGCGCTTTTGTGTATGTATTGACAGCGTGTTGCGTGTCATGCAACGCTTCACGTGAATCCTTGGTAACAAGAGGCTCATCAATCTCCGCTACCACTTTGTGTTTACGGTACCAGTCTTGCCATTGCTCGATGGCTTCCATTGGTTTGTCGGTGAGATCCATCTGAATAAAAAGGACGTACCACTAGTGTGGCACGTCCAAGACCAGAAGTGTGTTCAATGTAAACCTTAAGACATAGTCACAGGTTGCAGCTTACCTTCTTCATAGAGACGGACTGCTTCCATCATCTCAAACCACTTGTCGCGCATGGCTGGACCAGCTTCGCGGATGCAAAACTCTTCCCACAACCCGGTGTACAGACCTTTGACTCCAGGAGGCCCTTGGTGACGACCAGAGCATTGATACATATGCTCCATGAAATCTGCTTTGCGTTGCTCAGATGCTACATCCCAGCCGGCAAGGTAGTCAGTATTCATCATGTCAGTCGTTGGATGCAATGCCAGTCAGGGAGGAAGTCATACCAATGACCTGGTTAAGCTCAAAGACCATATCATGGATTTCATCTTGAAGAGAGTCGGCAATCTCCTCAGGTGTTTTCCCGGAAAAAGAGTTGTGCTCAATTTCAATATCCACCTCAAAAGACAAGGTGAGCTTGGGAACAGGAACGGTGTCCATCTGTGTATGTATTGGCTTGATCAGGCTAGCAGTCTTTACTTATTGATCAAGCGTTCTAGGGAATTTGTTTGGTTTTGCTGGTAGTAGCCCAGCCGTTCTTGGATGATCTGGTAATAACTGATGGCAGCATCAACCATCTCAGTTGGATCCATGGATGATGCAAGGTTTTCATTAGCAAGCATGGCGGCTGTCAAGATGACAACACCATGTTCCATCTTGGAACCGATCGTTGCAGAAAGAGGAGTCCCATCATTGGTGAACCCAGCAATCAACTTATTAAGGGCTGCATCACCGTTCATGAGACTCCTGTGCTAGTACTTCTAGTTTAACTCATCATAGACTTGTAAATAAAAGAAAAATGTTTGATAAGCTTAAAGCTTTAATGGCAACTAAAGTTGCAAAAGAAGCAAAAGAACTTATTGGTCACGGTCAATACGGAACAGTTCATGTTGATTCCCCCGGAGTAGTACGAAAAGAAATTTTAGGAGAATCACCTGCAAATATTTTAAACGAGGCCAATTTACAGGCTCGTGCTGCAGAATTAAACATAGCTCCGCGCATTAATGAAGTAACAGTTTCTAATGCAGGTGGAACAATTGCAATGCAAGACTTAAGAGAAAATTACGTACCTTTAGGAGTTGATGTAAACGACTGGGTAGAACCTGATTGGACAGGAGGAGAATGGGCTGTAAAACACATTGAAGCAAATAATCAGTTAAATAAAGCACAACAACAAATGGCGCAAGTAGATACGCATAAACAACTAGCGCACCTGGCACTAAACAACGTAATGCTTAATGATAGGCATATGGAGAATATTTTTGTAAACAAACTTTCCAATCGCCCAATGCAAATTGATTTTGGATTAGCAACTGAGCTTAAAACACCAAGTGAACAAGCCGGTGCATTGGCTTATCATGTTGGAAATGGCTTAGCAGCTGCAGGTTTAACAGATGAAGCACAGTTATTTAGTTCTTTAGTAAATGAAGTTGGTGAATTTAATATCATGACAAATACCTACAACAATCCAGCGGCTGCTTTGGATATGGCAAAACAAGGCTTATCAAGATTACAAAAAATTAAAATGCCGCATGTTAAACAGATTAGTGCAGCGCAACAAAATGCATTAGAAGTAGATAGAAAAAAACCCTCATGGATGCTAACAGAAACACCAGTGTTTACACGTCGGAATACATGGGGTGAGCCAATTGAAAAGGGGTACTATGGTACCCCTGTATAGCGTTTACTTAGCTGCTTTCTCTCGCTGGATGTGATACCAATATGCATTGGCAGCATTTTGATGGAAGCGTTTACCAAGAAGCAACTTAAGCTTCTTCTCTTCCAGCTCGTCGTACTCATCAATCTTGTATGAGCACACACGATCACCATCCATGAGCATATCCATCTGCAGACCATTCATCTCCAACTGAAGATCAAAGTCTTTGAGGGCGTGCTCATGACAGCTCATCTTGATACGAGCATCCTCGACATCAATCGGCGCTGGAATCTTCTGGTAGAACGAATCCTGGATACTCGGATGGAACCAAGTCCACCTTTGGTTCTCCGAAGATTCGTTTGGTGCGGACGGAATATTCTTGGATGACCTTGACTCCAGAGGGGAGTTGTTGGCCTTCTTGATAGGCGCTGCGTATGGCATCGAGATTAGGGAGGACTTTAGTGGTTGTTTTGGGTTCAGTTCTGTCGGACAGAACTTCTCCTGACATTGAACGTAACACAACTCGCTTGGTTGTTGTGACTTCTTCCTCAATGCAATAATTTGATCGTTCCTCAGTGTGCCAAAACTCTGGGTCCGAGGTGATCTCGACGGTAAGATCCTTCTTTTTGACAAGGGTGAACTGATAATTACGACCTGTGATCTTGTTCGAATCCAGTGGAAGGACCCGACGCAAGTAATTTAACAGGCCTTTGAGTGATTTGAGCTGTGCTTCATGGTGGCGTTTGGACTGGGTGATGAGGTCACTTTCTTTCTTGATGCGCTCCAATGCGTCCTCATGGGCAGCCATTGCGTAATGAATACGATCAACCTTCTCTGAGCGTAGGTTGGCACAAGCTTCAAGCTCTGCTTTTGCCAGGTCTTGGGACTCAGGAGTGAGAAGAGGCAGAGACTTTTCGAGAGCAGCATAGTGCTCGTAGAGTTTAATGATGTTGAGATCTTTGAGTTTAGCTTGTGTGATTTGAGTTGTCATGGTTCAAGTCAGTTGAAGTGAGCTTGGTACTTATTAAATGCATAGGTCAGCAGTATACCTGCTGCTGCCCATAACAAATCTTTCATTACCGGAAGTACGGCGGCAAACAAGGATTCAAACACGATTGAAGTTGAGATGGTGTGGTGAGCAGTTTTACGTCATACTCAGGACGGTCCCTTGGAAGACGTGATTAGTCTAGCACTGTTTGGTCGGTACCCAGGGCATCGGTGACGCCATTAAGACCAGCAGTTACAATCTCAGTCAGTTTATTAATGTAGTCGGTCAGTTTACAGATGTAATCAGTGAGTGCTTCGATCTTGGCATCAACAGATTCCATGCGCAGAAGAAGCTCTTGCCTGGTAGGACTCAATTCAAACAACACATCATCCTTAACGGCTTCAGGGTTGTTTGCTTTTTGGTAGCGACGACAATCATCGTTGGTCTGATAGGTGCATTCTTGGTACATATCAAGGACTGTTTTGAAGTCCACATTCCCAACACCTTTGGTGGTCAAGATGTTGCAAGTTTGTAGATAAAGCTCAGCAGCAAACCGAACATTATCTTCAAAGAACTCTTGGTACTGCTCTGTTGAAAGTCCGTAGGTGTCAATCGACATGGTTGGAACAAGCTTTGTGGAGTGCATCAAGTATAAAGGTTTTTTGACCTTCGTCACCAAGGTCAGTCCACCATTGAAGATCTGGATCTTTCTCGTCCCACTCGATGTGGATGGTACCGGATCCATCATCTTCTTCGATGAATTCAATCTTCAGTTTGTTTATCGAACTCGGATTGCACATGGCCGAGGAGTACGTTTTCTGCATAGGTTTCACAGTCGGTTTTAATCTCTGCACCTAGCTTAACAAGACCCCAGTAGGTGTCTTCGTCAACTTCAAGGTTCATGGTGTACTTGCTGTTGTGCAATTGCATTTGGGTAAATGGTTTTGATACCAAGCCTAAAGTGTAATCATACAAATCTGATATCAGAACATAATCAAGTTTAGGTGTCATTGTTTCTTAACAGCAGACTTGAGTTGTGGCAGCGCAGTACCAGGGAATGGAACGTAGCCTGCATCACACATATTAAAGAACAAATCCCATGCGTCGTGCTGCGTAAAGATCTCCTTAGGTTTGTAGGTACGCCAGTGAGTCAGTGGAGCTTGTGCCCCTGAGTTGGTGTACAAAAGTACAAAACGACCATCGCTGATGTGGTCAGCAGGCGGAGCAAACCACCAGGCAACGCACTTCTCAGGTGTGCCACTGGGGCTTGCGTTCCGTGCTTCGGTGCGTTTACACAGCAGTTCACGGTACTTGTTGAACCAGCTCAGGTGGATGCACCAGGGTTTGAATCCTGTGATTTCGGCCTCAAAGTCAGATAAGTTGCTGAGCTGACGCTGATACGACCCACACGAACACCAAGGTTCACCCATGACAGGTGCCTGTTCGCCTTCCATGTCGCTGTCAAGATCAATGGGCCGACCCTGAAGCCGCATTCCGTCTGGTGCAACCAGATGGCCAAGATCCGTCTGATCGGACTGGAGCAGGTGGACAAGCTTTTGTTGTTCGGATACATGTATAAATTTGTCAGCCCAGTGAGCTTGAAGTTTTGCATTGGATGTCAAGTGTCCGAGTGCGTGTGAGTAATGCCAGCCCTTAAACATAATGTAAGCATTGTTATGCCATACACTAGGGCCACGATAATTAGGGCCAAGGTAAGAAAAGAAATCTTTCAGTCGATAGGTGTAGGTATTGTACTGGGTCTTGATTAATTCACGGTCATAAGCCTGCTCACTACCATCGCGACGCACCACAATACAATGATCGCCTCGCAGATAAATGCCAGCAATCTCGGTGTCATCAAAGCCCTGGTATGCACGCGTAATGTTCGTCTGCGAGTAGATCGACGCCTGCGCTGCGTTGAGTTCAGTTTGTGTTTGGATGGACATGATTGGAATGGAGTTGAGTTGTCAAGCATACTTGGTGCAGCCGACCGACCAAGCATAACAGGGTGTAGGGGAGGAGGTCGCGGTCTGTGTGTAATTCTTAACACAACACAAAGATCTCAAATGGTTTTAACTGGTCGAGTACAATAACAAAAGACAATTAAATAACATGCTCAAATTTGAAATGTCACCAGAAGATCTGTTCTGGCAAGAAAAAACTATTCGATCCATCAATGAATCTACCTCCCTGGAAGAAGTAAAAGAAATGGCCGTGCTGCTTACGAAGATCGCAGCAACACGGCAGATTGCAATTAAAGGATTGGTCAAAGATGCAATGGAGCTGATGCAAGGACAATTCTCACATCAGCTCCCAGCTCAATCAGAGGAGTGAATCGTCCTCTCCAGTCAGGGGATCACGGGCAGGCAGTGCTTTCACGTCAACTGCATCCGTGGAGCGAGCCACGGGCAAAATCTCAACACCTTGCTTGATGCCATAGGCACCACCAAGCTTGTCTGCATCCTGCTTAGCATGGATGTTGATGTAGTCCTGGAACATATCTTGATACTTCCAGGTAGACTCACGATCTTCATCGGGGATCGAAAGACGACTCAGCGATTCGATCGCAGCTTCTTGCGTTGAATAATCAGGGATCTCGAACGATTCGATAGCACAGATCTCAACGTTGTTTGCACCACGCATCTCATTAGCAAGCACAGGAGCAAACACTGTGGTGGCATAAAACTTTTCGTTGAATGCCAGAGGCACTTCAGAATCCAGTGCTTTGCTAAGGCACTTGGACATTTCCTTCTCGTATAGTTTGATCTTGTCCGAGATGTCTGTACCGTTTAGCCCCTTGATAGTAAGCACCATCGGGATCTTATGTGCACGCTTATTGTCCTTGGTCAGAATGTAGACCAGATACTTAGTACGCACACCATACTTACGCTTATACATCTCACCTTTGCTGTTGGAGAGATCAGCCGCAACCTTATCGTTCTCAAACATCTGTTTCACCTCTGGGTCATCAAAGGTGCCAATCACTTGTCGCATCCCGGTGGTCTCCTCAACCATGAGGGGAGAACGTAAAAGGATTTGAATGCGAGGCTCAACGAAATTGAGCCCTTCTTCCACTGAAGTATTGGGAGCCATACCAAAAGTTTGCTTGTAGTTCCAGAGAACAGAACCGTCAGCAAATTGATCTTCAGTGGCACTCCATCCACAAGTGTCAAGGTCTGACTTCCGCACGAACCAACCCCGTACCTTGGACTTATTGAGTGGCTGGATGGTAACGAGATTTTGGTATCCCGAGACAAATTCTTTGGATTGAAAAAGCTTGAAGGAATCAAGGCCACGTGTTGCAAGCGAAGTGTTTTTCTTAGTAGTCACGGAGCTGGTCATAGTCTGTTCGTAGTTTGGTGATGGGCAGTTTAACGTCATGCCCAGGACGTATTATCAGTCGAGACCAATGAGATCATCCTGTTGTGCAGGAAATCTTAATGGTTGCTGAGCTTCAAAATAAGCTTCGGCTGCATCTTGCATCACTGAATAAATAGAGTGCTCGCAATAGCCACAGCCTTTTAAGAAATCAATGATGTGCGTAATGACATCATCTGCAACAACACCTTTAAATTCATAAAGAACTTTGGTGTGCTCATCCTCGTAAAGGAGAGTGAACTGATCATGCGTCGGTGTCATTAGCTTCTTGTGTTGTTTCTTTGTTCACAATGTCATCACGTGTTACGCAAAAAACATCAGCAACTGCAAAGGCAGCTACTGCAAGTTTTGCAAGAGCAACGGCAATGTCTTCACGTTCTTCTTCATTTTCTTTCCTCCAGTTCTCCATGTAGCCGGTAAGGTTGTCCATGTAAAACTCGTAGGCAATGGCATCACGTAAAGACATTTGATTGTCTTGAATTTCAACGTTGATTGGCATGATGCTCAAAAGGGAGGTTCGTCTGAGTCAAAGCTGGGTGCGGAGCCGTACTGGCCAGGGAGATCAGGAAGACCACCACCCGATGCTTGGTTCCAAGGATCAGGGGATTCATCAGTTGTCTTTCCTCCCCACAGACTAGCACTCTCCTCTGGCGAGGATTGCTGAGTCCTGGATCCCACAGGTTTTGTTTGAGATTCACCACTGGCCTTAGGTGCCAGGGTCATCTGCACCAACTGAATCTTGACGTTGGTCCTGCGCTCTTTAGTGTCCTTATCAACCCATGCATCTGTAACAAGACGACCACGGATTGTAAGACCGGTTCCTTTACGTGTGAAGTTAGCAAGAAGCTCAGCCTGGTTCAACTTATCTTGCACTGTATTGATTGCAGAAAAGTTGAAAAGATCTGATTGATTGCGACCAGTATTAACAGCAAGAGTCTGGTTACAAATCATCAAACCTTCCCCTGTGGTCCTGAAGGACCGGGGATCAGATTCATCAATATCCTTTACACAACGTCCAGTAAGGATGACATCATTGAAGACTGGGAATGCTTCTGTAACCGGAACAATAATTCCTCCATGAAGCGAATGCGTTTTGGTGTCGAGATCGTGACGTAACTTGGAGCCGTGAATGTACACACGGGTTCCTTTGGTGAGATCTTTGAACTTCTCACAAGATTTTCCATAAACATGAAGCGTGAGTTGAGTTGATGCTTTGTTACCAACCGGAGGCAGGATTACTTCTGCACACAGATTGGATGATGTTGCACTGGTGTATACCTCACGAGGATTTTCGTTGAGGACAGCGCATGCGTCAACGTAATTCATGAAATCAGATGTTAGGTGTTAAAGCAGTTTAACGTCATGCTTAGGACGTGTAATCATTCTTTTACAACGGGAAGTGAATCACCAAGAGTTTCCAGCCAACAGATCATGCACCAATAACCCTCATGACCTTGGATTGTGCTTTCAATATATTGAGAATGCGTTCCATGTTTGGGGCATACAATCTTTAATGTTGATGGTTGAATGTTAATAAAGTTTTTTGGTTCAAGGTCCATTGTTAGTGGGTCTGGCTCCAGTCAGATCCTACTCGAGAGTGGTTTTCAAACGCAAGAGTGAAATGCTTGTTTAGCTTTTTTGTAACATTCAAAAGCTTCTTCTTTGGTAGTAAAAAATCCAAGCGTTTTATGTTTTCTTTTAACTGTGATTGTTGCACGCCACTTTTGTTTTTGCTTTGACCAAGAAACTCCTTTATATCCAGATGTATTGTTTTTGCGATTTCCCTGGTTTTGATTATTAATAAAAACATTAACTTTTCTTAAGTTTTCAATTCTATTGTTTTGTTTATTCCTATCAATGTGATCAATTACTTCATCTGTTTTCAAATCCACATAATGCATTTGATAGATAATGCGATGTAATACGTAATGTTCTTTATCAATCATTATTCGTTTATATTTATTCTCCAAATCTTTAGCGCAGGCTTTTACAAGTTTTCCAGTTTTTTTCCAGTAAAGATATCCAGTTTCTTTTTCATATTGCAAAATTCTGTGCAACATTTCTTTGCTTGGTAAAGGTTTCAAATAAATGTGGTAGCCCATTTCAATGCACGTCGTACCAAGTGTGACCTACCCTAGCATCTCCTTCAATGGGACACAAGAAACCAAAAAATTCTTGCGCTTGAGGAAAAGCTATCATTGCTTGTTCTTTAATAACTTTTGTGTATTGAGGTTTGCAAACGATTTCTACTTCATCGTGCACCATAAGTACCTGTTCCCAACCCTGCCCATGGGGCAAAGACAGGGCAGACTCAATGTTCTCATGGATGTTGATGACAACTTGCTTCATAAGGATTGCACCTGCTGATTGCAACAACACATTCAATCCTTTGAATGCAGACCTGCAATAAAGAATGCGTCGATCTAATCCAATTAAATGATTACGATTCGCAATGTTATCTTCAATCTGCTGCTTTAATTTCTTCAATGCTGGTACCCCTTTCATGAATGAATTGATTGCAGTTTTTCCTAATTGACGCAGTGTTTCTTCATCTTTTTCATTCGGATCCACAATGCTACCAGCCTTTAAATAACCAGCCCCGTATAGAACAGCGTATAATAAACGTTTTGAAATATCCCTAGTTGGCACATCAAACATTGACCTGTTGTATTCGTGAATATCAATCTCTGGATTAGTAACAACACGTGCATACTCACCGCCATCCCATAGGGCAAGGTATCCAGCCAAGCATCTAAGCTCCAATGCTTTGGCATCGATACCAATCATGTCCCATCCTTGTGGCGCATGAAACAACGACCGACATTCTTTGCCGTACGGTGAATAGCCCGCTGGAACCTGGCCCATGTTGGGGTTGCGGTGAGCACAGCGACCAGTGATACAACCAGAAGTAACAACGTCACCGTGCATTCGACCAGTATCGTTATTAACCAACTTGAGCCAAGCATTGTTTCCATCAGCAATCTGACCAAGGCGTTTCTGGATGAGCATATATTCTGCCAGAGGTTTGGCCTCGGGGTAAGGCAGCTGTTCTAACACTTCATCATCAATGCTTGGATTTCCTTTCGCAGTTGTTTTCGTTGGTTCCCATCCGTACTTAGCCTTAAGTCGATCAATAATTTGCTGACGAGATCCAGGATTGAACTCTTCGTGGCTGATCTTTTCAAAAGGGACTCCTTTAACATAGCCACGCGTTTTGTTGTTGACCCTGGGTGTAAACCAAGACCTGTGTTCGATTGGAGGAAAAATATCTTTTAATTGTGCTTCAAGCTGTGTTTGTTTTGCTCGTAGATCATCCACGAGATCAATACATGCATCCACATCAAAAGGAACACCTGCTCTAATTTGTTTGTTAATTGCCAGTGCAAAGTCGTGCTCCAACTTAAGAGCTGATTCCGGATAGTTCTCCTTGGAGATGTGCCTCCAAAGTTTTGTTGTGACATTAACGTCCTGGATACAGTACTCCAGCATCTCCTGAGAATATTCGGAGAAGTCTTTGAAGCTGATCTTATGATCGGCCAAGCGCCATCCCCAGGCCTTAAGTGATGCGGATCCACGTAGATTCTTTGGAACCTGCGGATATTGTTCGATGTCAAGGTCATAGAGTTTTTCTTTGGGCCAGATGAGTCGTGTGCAGATGAGTGTGTCAATGATGCGTGCTTTGCTGACAAATGAATGCAGCTTTTGCAGGACAGGAAGATCGAAAAAAATCAGATTATGCCCTATTAAAACATCAGCGGTTGCCAGATGATCAATAGCATCAGCAATGCAATCAGGCCCATAACTAAAAGTTTGTTCGGCTGTAATGTCATGGATAACAATGCAGTGGATTTTGGTAGCCACATCATACAGTCCATCACTCTCAAGGTCGAACACTAGCCATTTATCATTTGCGGAACTGGCTTTCATCGCAAACTTGGAGTTCTTTACCTGAGAGGTCTTCATCGTTGTCGTTGATCCACGTCAAGATCTGTTGGGCACCCGCACGATACGGATGGGAAAAGATCTTATTTAAAGCTACATCAGAGTCTAGTGGAATCAACTCAAACTTATTGCTTTCTTTGTTGGCAGTAATGGCATGTGGTGTACCCCACCGCCAGCAAGCAATGACATAAGACATTGGGATCAGATGAAAGACGGTTGCATGTTACGTCATCCCATCTGATCCGCAAGGGTCTACAGATTATTTTTTGTTGGATGCGCCATAGCCAACAAACTTGCCTTCTTTCTTGCGTTTTGTTAATGCAGCCATTGCATCAGAGCCAGCCCGTTGGGAACCATGGACCAAGAGTGCGAAAGGCTTGTCACCAAGGCAGTGACTGTCATCATGGTCCACAGAGAGCCCACGTTCTACCGCCTCTTCTTCTGTGTACACAACATATGCCACACGCTGGAACACCTCAGGATACTTAGGGATCAAGTAGTCAAGTGTCCCACCGCATGATGCGGTGAGATAAAAGTTGGATGGCATCAGATCTTTCAGCTGGTACCACATCCCAAGAGACTTCGTGTAGCTGTAGAAGTTGATGTCGGGATGCTCTTGTGCTGTAAGGATCCAGGCCTTCATGTAGTTCTCTGTCCAGTAGTCACCACTCTCGTGGATACGAATGAGATCACGCTTAGGTTGTGCCAGTAGTGAAAGCTCAATCAGGTCATGGATCAGTGTTGCCTGGTCACCATCCATGTACATGGTTTCACGGATGAGATCCCAGTTGTGCCAGCGAGCTTGACGCACAGTAGGACGTGTCTCTGCCATGGCAGCAAAGCAACGGTACTCAGCTGCATCAGTGCCGTTGTACTGAGGTAGATCAGTGATCAAGCCTGTAGTGCGGTCAGCCATTGTCTTGCATACACCAGCATGCGGACAAGCATAACCAGCTGGTAGGTTAAAGATCAAACGATTCTTAAGCTTACCGTTGCCTGTGGAAAACTTGAGGAGCTTCATGATGTTGAGTTGAATGATAAAGAAAACTAATGAGCAGTTTAAGGACATGCTCAGGTCCATAATTTACCTCAGTTCAGAGCATCCCTTGAAGGGTTCACGGGATAGTCTGATCACGATCTGATCACCTGAGTTCGGAATCTCAGATGGCCCCTGGTGCACCAAGACTTCCCATACGTGTGGATTAAGTTTCATAAGTGAGTGACAGTACTTAGTCATCAAAGCTTCTTTGTCTTGCCCTGGTTTATAAGACAAAACTTTCTTGTGGATACCAAGTGGTTCATCTTCGTTATCTTTTGTGTAAGATGCAACCCAATAGGAAGAAGAGCGGGTGGATTGCTTTGTTGAATTAAAACCTTTCATGATGATAAGTTGTTTTCATTAGGAGAGGTGAACAGGGATGCAATCCGTTTGAGTGGCGTCGTAATCAAGAGCGGTCTCGACTGCACCAGGGGGGGGTCCTTCAAACCTGGACTGTGGACTACTAGGCTTTAATCCTTCAGTGGAATGTTTTTGTATTTCATATAGAACTCTTTGGTCTTTTTGAGTTCTTCTTGTCCTTCTGAAGACATAAAGTAATCCAACATATTCATCGCAGTAGAAGCACCAGAATTATCAATCTTCACATAATACTCAGTTCGTTTCTTGAAGAGTGATTTGAAACAGTTGAGGATTTTAATCATTGTCAAGGTGAGAAGTGATGTTGACTAATCGGGCAGGGATTCAAGAGCGCGGCGGATAATCGCACAGTCTGCAGGAACAGGCCGCCAACCTTCCTCTGTGTGCTTAAGAGCCTCAAGCGCCTGCTCCTTCAAGCTCGACGGCTCGGGGCGGCGGGCGGCGCGGAACTTAGCAGCAACTAAGTCATATCCTTCTATGGATAACCACTGACAGCATGTTTCCAGCTCCATGTCTGCGCCCCAACGGGCGGCTTGGGTGGCTAGCTCCTGTTTCCAAGATGTAGACGAGTTGTCTATGGCCTCGTACCACTGCTCTACCAGTTCAGGCGGCGGAGTGATCGGGTGATTGTTGTTAGTCATGAGAGTTGGTAGTGTGTAGAACTAATTGGTGGTTGTGTTACATGACGAACGACATCAATATCAATACAGAAGTATTCTTACTGTATTGATAGATGCCGAATGCATCATGACTCTTACGTATCGAGGTGTCAAGTACAACCAAAAGGCACAGGCTGAGAAAGATAGAGCCTGGTGGAATCTAGCACATCGTCCGTGGCTTTGCTTGAAGTACCGTAACGCCTGTTACTTTCCTTATGTAACAGGAGGTCAGATCAAATGAATCAAGAAATTGCAAAAACCTCATTGGAGCTAGCACAAAAAACATTGGAGCTAACCAAATTGAACAATGCATTGATTGTGTACTTAATTGATCAAAAGAAAAAGATGGCACGCAAGGATGTTGAGTCCAAGCATGCCATCAAAGAACTCAAAAAGCAACCTGCTGCCATGTTCTAGGGAGCCAGTCTTGCCTTGTGCAAGCGAGTCTTCTCGTACCAGGCCGTGACCTCTGGTGCCCATATTTGGAGGTGCGGCCACATGAGATCACACATGGCACGGATCTCTTCTTGTGCATCCTTCTTGGAACGTAAGTCCATGAAGTGAAGTGCACTACGAAGATTGAATGACACAACAAAGTGTTGACGGATTGCGTAAGGAATCATGTCACGTGCATGTTCCTCTGCGTATCCTTTTTCAATCTTGTCAACGTAATGAGCGGAAGCAACAAGACATTCTGCAATATCATCATTGCGTTCCTGCATGCCGTATCTATACCGCTTACCAGACCTATCGGTGTACTCACCAACAGGTCTGAGGTAAAACACTTCTTCTGGTTTACGTTTAGTTTTATGCACATCCATGATGCGCTTACCGGTATACCTACCGGACTGCACATCAAAGCTGACACCAACACGATGGGTGCGTGCTTGTTGCATTACTGAGTGTGGAAACCATCCAACATTGAATGTGATAGAAGGATGTTCCAGTGGTCCGTAATGACCACGCTCACCTGCTAGCAGATGCTTGACAATTAAATTGCCAGCTTCTGTTTCAGACGGTGGATCTTCATTGAACACATACTCTTCGCTGTAGTCTTGATGCATCGCATACCAGCACAGCGTCTGAGGATTCTCTGTCCTATTAAGGACATCAACACGGAAGTAAGGATCGTTAATCATGAACACTTAAGGAAATAATGCCAACGTGATGTTGGATCAGTGTATCGGATTACTGAGCAACCCTGATACTGATCAAGGACTTCAAACTTAGATGTGTCTTTGGGTTCATCAGGCGTCAAGAAGATTGATGCCAACAAACCAGTTGCTGCAAAGCCAAGGATGGTAACGCATGCACCACGCAGAAAAGCTTTCTGTAGATCATCCATGCTTACATATCTCCTGGCACCACAACTTCGTTAGTAAGGCGTGCAATTTCTGAGGCAGGACAGATGCGCATGCGTGCATGTTCAGATGGTGTCTTAAGTCCATCCCATTGGATAAGAAGAACTTTAAAGCGTGCACCATTCTTATTTACCCTGGTGCTCATCCCTACCACAGTTCCGTACCGCTGAGTGCGGTACTTCTGTAGCTGTTGACGTAACTCAGGTGACCTGGTGAACAAGCCATGAGTCTTAGGACGTTCGGCAACACGATCACCAATACGGTAATCAAACTGACGTTTCGAACTCATAGTGAATGCAATCAGATGAATCGGATGTGTTGTACTCAGGGAAGTCGTAGTCACATGTATCACCTTTGTTATGGGCGCATGTGATGCACGTGATCTTATCCTCAGTTGCAGGCTTTACCTCGAATGTACCCAATCGTCTACATAATTCTTCATGCATGTAAAGGAAGTGATCATACTTGGCATAGTCCTCAGATGAAATCTCATATGTGGTGAAGCGATGGCCACAGAGCCTGCACTCTTTGCGTCGCCTTTGACCATGTGTAGCTTTACGTGATTGGATGGTCCATACACCAAGACCATTACAGCTTGGGCATTTACCCCTCTCCTGTTTCTGAAATGTCATCTTCAGTGGGAGTCTTGTTGTTTAGATGATCAGCTAGCTTATCAAGTTGCAGTGAATCCAAGTAGTAAAGGATATTCTCTGCACCAAGAATGCCAAAAGAATCAGTGATCAATTCTTTACCATCAGACCTGGATTCATCTTGGTAATAACTCAAGAGAATCTTCTCTGCTTCTTCGAAGTCAGTGTATGAACCCGTCAGTTGTTCAACAACAGAACCAGGCATGTTGTCAACGATATAAGAGACAACACCCTTGGTAACAACAGGCCATGTTGACTTGGGAATCATTGCATGGACTTTGTCAACAAGGTCAAGATCAATGAGTCCAGTTTGGGTTTCATTTGTCATAGAGAAAGACCCCTGCATTGCAGGGGCCGAACATTCCTCAGAGATTCTATGCGGGATGGGCTTGTGTGTCCAGGACTTCCTGCCCTATACCAGACTCCCTTAGCTTATCGAGCATGTCACACACGATGTGTGCATGTGCTTGGGTCTGCTCCATAAAGTGCTTAGCACGTTCAGCGGAGATGGTATGGACGCAGCCATTGGGTTCGACATACTTCCAGCTTCCATCAGGCTGTGGATCACCTTGGAGCGCAAGCCTCTCAGAGTTACGGACATACCGTAGCTCTAGGTTGTGAAAGTCCTGGAGCCCATCAGCAGCAGTCCAGGTAGCACCAATGTTGTAACGCTTGTCCTCGTCAGAGTATGCATGGAATTCAGGGATGAGGTGTTTGAATGCAGCAAAGATTTGCATGGTGTTGTGTGATGTGATGGGTTGGTGCAGATAGAGAGACTCGAACTCTCACGGCCAGTGGCCTACGGATTTTAAGTCCGTTGCGTCTACCTATTCCGCCATATCTGCATCACTTGGACTTACATCAACATCAATTGATGTTGACTGCCAAGTGTGATCTTGCGGCAGGACTTCCATTCCGTAAGTCCAGCTATCGTAGTCATCCTCGTTGCGAGGATCTTCAATTAATACATAACGAGGTGAGTTTTCATGGATGTACTCTCCAAGATTTGCCATAGCCATGGCAAGTAGCTGATCGTCTGTGTAATCAGGCATAGATAAACAGAGCATCTATAACGAGGATAGACGCCCCTTGCCTTGGCTTCAGCTCTCAGATGCTAGCTGCTTTTCACGCTGCTGTAAAGCCTGCTTGAAGGCAGCGCTGTACTTGTCGCGTTCCTCATCAGACAACCGCTGGTTAGCAACGCCAGCAATTTGTTTGACGTTCATGACACCCATGGATACATCCATCTGAATCGTGAAGGTTGGCTTGCTACCTACCATGCACAAAACAATGAAGTGCTTACGTTTCTTAATGTCTTCTGCGTAGTGAGAGGCAGATCCGACACAGTTACGTACTGCTTGTCCCCAAGCAGCTAGCTGATGCGTATCAATAGGCTGCAGGAAAGTCCAAGTCTCGCCAGCTACATCAATCTTGATAGGCTGAGGGAAGAGGTCTTGGTGCAGCTTGAGCTTAGGGTTCTGGATCTTCCAGTTCTCTGCTTGCACATAGTCATGGAAGTCAGGCATCCTCCAACGCTTGGGAGGTTCAACAATCTTTCCATTCTCAAGCAAACGAGTAAGCATGGAGAATGTGTCATTCATCTCATAAAGACTATGAGTGATGTAGTCATAATCAGAGTAATTGCTGAGACGACTACGTTCTGCGTCATACTTTTCTTTGGTCTTCCGTACCATGTTAAAAAATGATGCAACGGGCATATTTTCTTGCAACCAAGTAATCAATAAAGAAGAACCCGATACCCCACTGGTACGCAAATGCTCAATATCTAATGTACGCAGTTCTTCGTAGTAGTTCAGGTAATGATCAATAGGAGTATCAGGCCAGATGCAATTGATCTTATAGATAGAGTTACATACCTTACTGAATTCTTTGTAGCCATACTTGACTTGCTTGCGTTTCTCTGTGGTCACATCTTGGTAAGCAACAAGAGACCGATCAAGTGAAGCCTGTAATCTTTTCTTGATCGCAGGCTTTGAGATAATATGGGAGATGTGCGTCAGGATGTGATAACTAGTTGATGAGTAATTAACAGTATTGCTCCAGTTATTGGCCAAGGTAATAAACGTATCAACTGTTAGAGAGAGCTGTGATTTATTAGTAACATTCTGGAACATCAACCTAGGAATCTCAAGTGCATCCCAGATATCTTTACAGCTGATACGATCAAACATAGAACGACTATCGGTCCATGTGGGAATAGTCGCTTGCAATGCTTCTTCAAACTGAGAAAGTGCAGTAGCTATCTCACGTCCTTTCTGTGACCAAGATGATAAACCAATAGCACGCCAACGCCTGGAATCATCACCATTAATGATTGCTTTCCTAGTCATATATACAGTGCAGTAGTAAAGAATACTGCCGCGACCTAAGTCATATTGGTTGTAATGCTCGCGGCTATTCCAGATTTGATTAGGAACAACCTTAGCTGCAGCAGCAGTATCTTTGAATGCATAAGAGTAACCATAGATGTAGTCATCATCTTTACCAGGTAGCCATGCTGCATACCAGCATTGTTCAAAGTGATACAGAATAGCTGTGGTGATAGTACGTGCTTGTGGTGTAGCAACATCTACCACCTTGGTAAATCGATGGAAACGTTCTGCTGCAGGCGATGCATTGATCTGTTCGACTGCATCAAGCTGCAGTTGTTCACGCACAATGTGTGTAGGGATGAGGCAAGGAATCTTACCAAGAGGAAACTTAGGCTTCTTGGTTGTCTTGACCTTGGTCTCCTTAGCTAAAGCTTTGAGCTTTGGATCGTAAGCCAGGAGCTCTTGTTGCAGGTTAGAAGGAAGAGAAAATTGCATGATGCGGTTGGGGTTGAGTTAAGTGTAGGCAGTTTAACGTCATGCCCAGGACGGTTGGTCAATTGAGAATGTGACGATAATCTATAGACTTAATGCACCAGCCTGTTGCACAGGTTAGCTCTTCAACTAAGTCATCTTCGTCGTCTGCTTCCCAAATTTGACCAACATATTCTTCTTGTAAACTTTCTTGAAGATTTGGTTGCTGAATTAAATCATTAGAATCCAAATCAAAGTGTATTTTGGTAATTTGGAATTGCATTGAATTGAATAGGTAAAGGGAATGGACAGTTTAACGTCATGCCCAGGACGTGATCATTACTGTCCTAAGTATTGATCAATGGTGTAGGTACCGGTTGGTGTGATGATTGGCATGCATTTAGCAAAACCAGTTGCCAAGTACGTACGTCCTTTGGGACCACGTACAATCACATACCAACGCTTGAATTCAATTGAGAAGCCAATCATTGTTCGTCTGAGGTGTCAACGATTTGCCAGTCAGGATCGAGGTGATCAAGATAGCTGCAGAAGCCATCTTCGTCAAGAGGAATCGGTTCCTCTGGATCCAGCTGGATAGTTGTAATGCAAAGAGCAGGAGCCCACTCTTCAGGTTCGAAATGAGTTGCCCGATAGAGCAGGCGCATCTCGTCAACAACTGCTGTAATTGTGACATGGGTATCATCAATGAATGAAGTATGTTCAATGGCAAGAACAGTCATCAGTCAGGCTCCACAAAAGAAACAGTGGTCGAGATGTGACACTTGTAACGTGTCCACATCTTTACAGTTGCGTACTCTCCATCAAAACGATCGTTGTCACAGAGGTGTTCTTTAGCACGTTGTATTGCACAAGAAGCAATGTTGTTACGTTGAAAAAGATTAAGATTGGATTCAAATGTTTGCATGGTTGAGTTGAGATAAGAGTGGTGTGGACATTGGGACTTACACTGCCTCCTTCTGTGCTGTTTGCACAACGAGTACAGACGCCCAAGCTTTAATCAAATTCTATAGTGTCAAGCTTGCGCTTTCTGTATTCAGCTTGTCTATCCCTGGTGAAATACAAAGGAGCAATCTGTGTCTCAAGAGACTCGAGAAGAGAGATTGTATTTCGAATGCTGTCTGTATACAAATCAATGTGCTCTTTGTACTTCTCTTTGCCTCTATTAACAAGATCAAGTCGAAGTGTCTTGTAGTTATCAATTTCACCCCTAAGGGTATAAATAAGATGCCACCATTGGTTCTCTTCAAGGTCAAGAGTAATTGTTCGTGGTCCAGATGGAAAGTGCGGATTGAGTTCAGGTTTCTTAGGCATGGTGTTTAGTCAGGTAAGAGTTCAAGAGCGCGGCGGATCAGCGCGTGTTGATCTGCAGTGAGGACAGTGGCAACCACCGGATGATCAGCACCGTCTGCATTTGCAAGAGCCTGCAGTGCCTGTGCCTTTAAGCTCGGCGGTTTGGGACGCATAGCTTCTTTTAGCAAGTCACCTACGGGAATAGTTTTTAGATGTGCTGCATTCAGAGCATGGTGATCTAGCCACTTTGCGTCTTCTGCAAGTTGCTGATCAGCGCCAGCGGCATAGGCACGTGCAAGAGCCTCGCTCGTGCTAATCTTATAGCAATCAATGTCTGATTCAAGCTGTTCTATTAAGTCACCTAATTTCAATGCTGGGTTTGGTTCAGTTGTCATCAGTTTTCTCCAGGTTGGATGCAGTTTGTTCGGCCCATGCCATTAGGTCACGGACACGAACCATCTGGCTACCTTCCTCTGGTCCTTCAGCAACACGCCAATGACAATCGGCAGTGTCTTTAATTGCGTTGATAATAATTGCACGAATGAGTTGTGCTGCTTTTGCGTGGAATTCGTCGAGCTTGGTATCAGTCATGTTTGTGTTAAGTAAATAGAGAATAAACCTAGGACTTACACTAAAGAATAAAAGATCCCCTTGGTACTCCACTAGGGGAGTGTGAGGGGAGGATGTATTCTGTTAGATGCCCAATCTTTAGATTAATTTAATGTTTCGTTTGCTTAGTCCAGTGCCAGGGATACTGATTGATCCACGCACACCAGACTCACGTGCATTGAGTGTGAGTTGGAATGGACCAAGTTTAAATGATTTGCTGTACGATTTGATTCCATGTTCTGTAACATTGAATCCAGCAATAGTTTTGTCAAAGTTGATAGGTGATTTCTCTTGTGCCATGTAATTAGATGATTAATGTTTAGAGCACGGTACAAACCGTGCTCTGATCTAAATTTACTTAAGATCCTCCGGCATGAGTGCGTTGATGTCATCTTGATCATCCATATTTGTCATGACAAACTTCTCTCCATTGGGAGAAATGAATCCACCGATGAATCCAATGCCATGTTTCTCAGCTGATTCTTTCATCTTGGCTACGAGCTGCATAGCTTGCAGTCGTTGCATGTCAAGTGAGTCAGGAATACGAGGAGTGTTGGGATTAGTCATTGGTGTTGAGTTGATGTGATGTGGTCTAAAGACTGGGTTAGTCTACCAGGTAATGCAAGTACTAGATAGAGGAGTGTACATAATAAGTTCTTATATAAGACATAGATCCCCCCTGGTACTCCACCGGGGAGTGTGAGGGGGGAATACTTATGTACTATCTAGATGCCAGCAAGGCTTGGATCACTCATGAGTGCATGGCCACATGTTGTTTCCATGCGGCATCATGCAGTTCATACATTGTGATAGGCGGCTCGCCTTGCTCCGAAGGTGTGGGATCGTAGTCAAGTTCCTCTTCAAGCATGGCAAGGATTTCTTCTACGACACCTTCAGTTTGTGGTGCAAGGTGTTGATCCATTTGATGACGCTTGCTTTCACGGGCAAGAACATTCTTCAAGATGGAGCGCACCTCTTCGAGATAGTAGTACTCGTTCTGAATGGAAGCGTTAACTTGAGTCATTGTGTTTGGGTGTGAAGTAAATGGAAAGTCCTGGGACTTACACCACCATGATAGGTGGATGCCCAGGTGTGGACTGTAGTATTGGCATGTATTGCCTAATGACCAATACCAACCAATACTACAGAAGTGTTATGATGTTATGCGACAGTCTTAGGATCTGTGATGATCCAGCCTGTGTAGTTATCACTACTTCTGTCAACAGATATCAATCCGTACTCCTCAAGCTTGACCAATGCATTGAGATATTGATCAAGCCTTGAGTTCTGCATTGGAATCCTTGGTACATAACACGGTGTGTTCTTGTACTTCTTCTTGTGTGCCAAGAAGTATTGATACAGATTCCGTTGCGTGATCCGTAGACCAGGGAATGCAAGGGTCTCAGGCATTAGCAATAGACAGGTCGCTGTTCAGGATAGTGCTTGGCAAAGTCGTTCGCGAAGTTGACGTCATAGTTCGAACGCGTCGACGTGAGCCCGAGGTCTGGTTGGTCCCAGACTTCGTAGTCGTCTGCGTACTGGATGTATTCTTTGATCGCTTGCTTCTTGTTGAAGATGCAGATGGTTTGGACGGGCCAGCCTTGGTTGTACCACCAGCCGCCTTCTTCGGGTCCTCCGTAACACTGGTAGGTTTCGTGGATCGTGATCGTGGTTGGCTCTTCACCTTCCCACTCTTTGTGGATGTTGTAGCTGTTGATTGCACGCCGGAGTTTCCAGGTGCGTGGGTAGGTTGCTTGGAGCCAGCTGAGATAAGACATGATGCAAGTTCAGTGATGATGAGTGAGATGACAGCAAGAAGGATGAGGATGATGTCACCGTCATCCCATGCCTGCTGCCATGGATTGATCTTCTTGGTAGGCATGGTTCAGTCGTAGTAAGGGTAGACGTTACGTTCGTTGTAGAGCTCACAGGCATAACGTTCTTCTGCCGAGATCTCTTCGACACCACCCCATTCATCTTGCTCAGATTCACGGATGGCATCATCAATGTCAGCAAGGCGATCAGCCATTGCATCCATGTAGTCTGCTTCGTAGTTGCTGTACATAATTTGAGTTGACTAAGTAGACAGGAACCTGGGACTTACACCACACATAACGTAATCATTATGGTGTGGATGCCCAGGGATTAACGCATCAAGCGATTACGAAAGTTATATGTGTAGCCACCATCACCACAAGGTTCCTTGTAAGTACGGTGCGTTGTGATGTGGTAGATGGCACCAATAGTTACGGTGTAATCATCTGCAAGTTTGACAGCAGATTCACCGTTAGCCTTGCGTGTACGGATGTCTTCTACCTGCTCATCACTCAGGAATGAATGCAATCTTCCACGTCGGATAGGATCTTGTTCAACTGGTGGACGGTTACGGACACGCTTGATGACACGTGTGATTGATGTAGGGTTGCAGTTGACAATGCTACCGATAGAGTCGTAGCAGTAACCTTGACAACGCAGATTCCAAATCCTGTTCTCTTTGACGATAGAGATACGAGTGCGCATTGGAATGTTCAGGTGATGAATGAAAGTTGATTGGGACTTACACCACTATTGAGAAGAGTTCTCAATAAGGATGCCCAGGAGTTTACAATTTGACCACAAAAGCAATGTCGCACTTCAATGATCTTCTGTTCCTAGCAATGTCTCGTAAGACTTGCTCTTTATAGCCATTGTCTTTGCACCATTGAGACAAGTTGGTGCAGACAACAGTACTTGAATCTTTCTTGGTTATTAACCAAGACTTAACATTGGTTACGTTCTCTTTCTTCTCAGCTGTTTTAGCTACATGGCATGAATTGCATAACAACTGGCACTTCTGTAGCTCTTTCTCAAGGTCAGCTTTATTGCCATTGGCAAGCAATCTTGAAATAGATGCCGTCTTTGTGAGTGGATCGATGTGGTCAAACTCCAGCTTTTCAGTGCATCCGCACTTGACACACTTTCCTCCTAATAAAGCGCGGCATTGTTGAATCCGTTGTTGATAACGGTTCTGCAAATAACGCCGCCTTTGCTCAGGTGTTCTAAATCCCATGGTTATTTAAGGTAGAGGTAAACACCTGCCCAATCACAACGCTCAAGACATTCAGCATATGAAACATCATCCATCAGATTGTACCTCACATGCTTTGCAGGTGATTTCCAACTTGCTGGTTTCATGACAGATCCGGACTGACGATCAATAAATGCATGGACAGATGTACCACCCATTCCTGATGCCCTGGTGCTCTTCTCAATCAGCTTGTAGTACTTGGTGCCTTTCACAATTTCAAATTCAATGCCACCCACTTGGTACTCCTTCTCGTACTTGGCGAGCATTGCGTCGATCAGGCACTGGATTCGAGCCTCCAGAACTTGGATGTGTTCTTTGAGTTGAGTTGTCATGGTATCGAGAGGATGAGGGTTGGACCTGGGACTTACACACACGTGATCGTGTGATGCCCAGGTAGTTCAGTGGTTAGTAGCCAGTGATGTGATGCGACACCTCAGGTTGTGGCTTGGTGATATCCACACCAACCAATGCCCCGCCGGTGATGGCGGCAAGGAGGAGGGAGAGGAGGACTACTGCAATAGAAGGGCGAGTCTCATGTGTCTCAGGATAAGAATCCATGTGGACGTAGCCTTTCCCAAGGCGGTAGATCGTCTTCATCAGATAGTCTCCAGGATGTAACGCATGTTTGTGAATGGACGCTCTTCATATTGATCAGAGCATTCTTCAAAGCTGAGCCACTTGCCTTTACGTTGAAAATCAAGGCACGTCATATCACCTTTCATGTAGTCATATATATCAACTGGGCATGCAACCCAGTACATATAAACAACTTGATCGTTGAATTCAAGGTAATAATCTGTGGGCTTAAGCCTGAACTTTTCACAAGCTGCTGTGATGTCGTGGTAGTCAATTGAAATTGCCATTCCGTAGTAACAATGGGTTTAGTGCCCAGGATATTGAGTCCTGGTGGGAAGGGCCGAAGCCCCTCCGATCAGGATTCAGTCTTCATGCTTACGTTCCCAACGCAGCAGATCTCTGTTGAGATCCACCTTGCGTTGGATGATAGCAACGAATGGCATCAGCTCTTGGAACTGACACATACCATCCTGCCACTGGAAGAAGAGATCGAGTGCAGCTTGACGCTGTTCTTCCAGCTCTTGGTCAATGACAGGAGAATCTCGACGTGCCAGGAGACGAGCATCCTGGGTGAGGAGATGTTCAACAGCTTGGTAGTTCATGGAACTAGCTTGGGTTGAGTTGAGTGGATGCAGGAGAACCCTGCAGTAAAGGGCCGAAGCCCCTTAGAGCAGAGATCAGTTGATACTTACGTACTTACTCTTAACGCAATAGTAAGTATCACCTAAGAGTCCGTGGGCGTAGACAAGGTTGTGTCCTGGTCTGTCATTGCACGTTGCTTTGTAGTGGTTGTTGAGCGACTTCTGTGCTCCAACAGATAGGAGTAAGCCACTACCAGTGCCAATGACAATAGCAACACAAGCGTCAACAAATTCGTTACGTTGCATGATCAATTAACTGAAATAAAAGGCTAGATTGTTAGACAAGTGATGCAGCATAGTCCTGTTCCTGGACTATGCCATAGTTGTAATAATCTTCCATCTCCTGGTGCAATTCCTTAACACCATTCGGAAGGCCACCCATGAGATTACGGACATCGATGTCGATCCACTCGTAATCTCCATCAAAATCAGGCGTGGCAACTAAGCAGTACTTCTGGAAGTGAAGCTGGGTGCTACTGCCATACCATGCGACACGATACTTATGTTCGTGCTTGGGTTGATAGATTAGAGGTTGCATGATCTTGTGTAAGCCACCCTCGGTGGGTGGCAATAACTGGGCAGGGGATCGCACCCTGCCTCCCGCTTTAACGGATCAGCTAATTAGTGGTCTGACCTAAACATTGAGGCATAGACCTTCCTGGCAATCTCACCATTCGGATCATTAGCCTTAATGAAACGATCAACCATCTCGGCCATGCAGGTTTCATGGCTAACCATTCTCTGACAGCAATCTTCAATTGCTGCCTCACGAAGGGAGATCAGCACTTCAAGAGTGTAAGCAAGAGCTTGGTCCACAGGAAACTCCTGGTGTGCGGTGCCCATCTCCGCTGGGGGCAATAACTGGACCAGGGTTTGCACCTGGTCACCCGCTTTGACGGATCAGTCTTCGTCGGCATCAGCCAACTCGATCTCCATGAGTCGCCGCATCGACAACTCAGTTAGATCAATTCTGTCCACATGCCAAGATGTGAAGAACTTGTCACGGCGATCACACTGGCGATCACCGCATTCGCAAGGATTGGTAATCCAATCCAGCTCTTCTTCCTTAGCTTGTCGAGCTGATAGCTCTACAGCCTTGGCATCTGCTTTACGCTTAGAAGCGTAATAACCGATGACAGTGGACAAATCATCGCCACCGTAAAACGAATCACGAGGATTCTCGGTAAGCTGGTAGACGTGCATGGATCTCTCCATGTGTGGGTGCCCATCTCCCGTGGGGGCAATGGTTGAGTGGGGGATTCGATCCCCCGGCATCACGCCTGGTCAGATGACCATCTCAACCGGAGACTCCATCATCTCCACGAAGGAGAGAACGGATACCTCGTTGAAGTTCTGGACTCCATCGTTCAACTCTGGAGAGTTGAGCATGTGGTCCAGTTGAGCAGCTTCGATGTACGCATCTTCTTGGCAGAAGTGTGCACTGTGCTGCTGGTTGTTGAGAACAACGAAGAACACGTTGTTAGTTCCGAGTGTGCGGTGCCCATCTCCGCTGGGGGCAATGACCAGAGCCAGGCATTGCACCTGGCTTGGGAGCTATACTCACCTGGCCTGTAGTTGACGCACGAGCTTTCGCCCTGCGTCTACAGTCATTGACGTGGAACGATGCCACTCTCCAAAGCACTTGTTCTTGAGAATCATCTTGGTGACACGCACCAAGTTCTCTGCCTTGTTGACCTGGAACTTGTAGACAGCATCTTCGGTGGTCAGGGTGAAGTAGAGGATGTCCATTGAGCTGAGTTAGTGTGCGGTGCCCATCTCCGCTAAGGGCAATAACTGTGGGAGGGTTCGCACCTCCCAACCCGCTTTAACGGATCAGCTAGATCTGGTAGCCGTTACCAATGCACCAGTCCCTGTGGATCTGGTCGGCCTCCTTCGGCCAGTCGTGTGTACGGCATTGCTCAGCCGTAGCCTTGTCCAGTTGGTGAACAATAATCTGTCCACCAATGCCCATGATGAATGCGGCAATGATTACGTAGGAAGCAATAAGCTTGGTCACAGGAAACTCCTGGTTGTGCGGTGCCCATCTCCGCTGAGGGCAAGTCTGATGGGAGGAATCGAACCTCCCTTCGCACCAGCTATCAGTTAGGTTCAATAACCTTTGCAAGCTTGAACCTTGAGTCATGCACCCATTTCTGGATGCGTTCTTTTGTCTGATCCTTCTCCACCGCCTTGGCGGCGTTGATCAGGGTCTTGGCAAGGTTCTTACGGATAGCCATGAGTTGCTCCGTGGTGCGGTGCCCATCTCCGCTGGGGGCAATAACTGACCCCGGCATTGCACCGGGGATGACCGCTTTTACGGATCAGTTGGGAGACCTGAAATTAATCAGGGCTTCCTGGATGGCCTGCTGTACCCAGTGCTTTGGCACCGGATAAAGCTGCCATGCTTTCCAGGTCTGGAAAACGATGCGGCGCTCTACCGCCGAAAGATGCTTGTAACCCACAGGGATCTCCTGATTGTGCAGTGCCCATCTCTGCGTACTGGGCAATAACTGAGTAGGGGATTCGATCCCCCGGCATCACGCCTTGTACTCAGTTGGTTGGGTAGCCGTTGCTAGTACAGAAATCCATGTGAGCAGCATGCTGGTGAGCAGGCCAATCATGGGTCTTGCACTGTTCTGTCGTCGCCTTCTCCAGAGCTGGTAATACAGCCACTGCAGAAACAACTTGGATCGCAAGAGGAACTGCAATGAATGCAGTCAATGCAACGGGAAAAGAAACCTTCATTGGAATCTCCTGTTGTGCGGTGCCCATCTCCGCTGAGGGCAAGTCTGATGGGAGGAATCGAACCTCCCTTCGCACCAGCTATCAGTAACAGTTGCAATAATCCAGCTTGATCATTGCGTGCTTAACTAGAACCCAACCTCTAACCGATTCCCGTTCTTCCGTGAATCGGATGTAGCGAGCTGGGCTCTCATCTGTTGCTCCCTTCTTCCAAGCAACCACCGTTGCCATGTCGAGAACGTCGCTCTGGTCCAGTTGAACCCGAGCTTCCCAACCCATTGCCTCAGCTTTCGCTTTGGCTTCCATCGCCATCTTGTTGGTCTTGTTCATGGTGTTGAATGCGAGTGAACAATGCTACGTTTAACGTCCAGCTCGACGACAGTTACTGCTCTAAATCCCGATCTTCTTCGTCGGGTATTAACCCAAGCTCCCTTTAGACAACAGTCTGCTTCTGCAAACTCCAGTCAGGGAGCGCGATTTGGGGGTTCCGCGCGAATCAGAGGGGAATTGTTAGCATTTCCTGACGTTCTTCTCTGTAGATTTGGGGGTGTATCATGGGTAACACTCCGCATTTCTTTTTTTCCCTACGCATTCCCAATCGGTGGGCGGGTGTGAGATGCGTCAGGTAATTTTATCCCCTATTTGGAGCTATAAAGGGCCTAACTTTGAAGGTAAAAACGCACTTTTGTAGGTAAAAATGACGTTTTACCCAAAAATTTAAACAAAAAAGCCGGGGTCTTTCTCCCCGGCGTTAATCAATGTTTTAAAAATTTATTATTTTTCCTTCTTTGCCTTGTATGCGAGCGTTGCATTCATTGCTTTTTTAAATGCTTCCTCGTCAGGCAGCTCATAAGCTAGTTCTTTTTTGGCCGAAGTTACAAAATCACGCACCTCAAGGGAGTCTTCTCCTTCTCGCGCACGTCTTAATGCTTCGTTTTTAATTGCCTCTAGGGCTTCGACCCGTTTTTGGCGCTTACCAGCTTCCATTCCTGGTAGAAATCCATGTATTTCTCAATAATAAACCCCATATCCCCTGGATTCACGCACAATAGAATGTGTAAAGGTAAAAATCTTAAGCAATAAAGCTTTAAGGCGCATGTATTCAAATACCAATGCCATGAATACGGCCCTAATGGGTGCATATCTTTCGGAAGAAGATAAAAAACGCCGTGAATCGGAAGCTGCACCCCGTCAAAACAACTTACTCGACACCATTGGCAAAATTGCCCTGGCCGCTGGTGCAACTGCTGGTGCTGTCGTAGCAGGCAAGCGTATTGCAAGGGCAAATCCTGAAGTTTTTGATCTTCGCAACGCAAGGCAACGTGCAGCAGACATCGTTCGCCCTGGTGCTACCAAAACTGGAGCCACGGTTGACCTGAGTGGTGTCGATCCCAACTTCGTATATGAGTTTGCGGGCCGTACTCCAAGGGCTTCTTCGTCTCCACAGGTTGACGTAACACCTTCTCGTCCTGCACCAACAACTCAAACTGCACGTCAAGCACAAGCAGAAGAGGTTGTGCGCCAGGCAAGGGCCGAACGTCCACAAGGCATTGTTCTTGCAGATCTTCCTCAGCCCAAGACATACTTTGATCCATGGACAAGACGAGAAACAATTACGGATCCTTTTGGTACACCAACAGTCCCCCCTGGTCCAAACATCAAGGAGATGTCTTTTGTCCTTGGTGATCTCCCTGAACCAACGGAGGCTGAACTTGCACAGGTTCTTGGAAAACAAACTGAACGTACGTATCCACTTACTCCACTCACCCGCAAAGAAGTTATTGCTTCTGTGGCTGCCAAACCTGAGTCTGAGCTACCAAGGGTTTACAGGCCAGAAAGTGGCGTCGACGTTGAATTAATTACAGATCCAAATACAGGTGAAATCTTCAGGCGTGGCAAGAGTCCTGATTCTTTTAGTCAGCAATACCTAAAGCAAGCTGGTTACTCGGAAGCAGACACTCTTGTTGACCAACAGGTTTCTTCTAACTTGAATCAAGTCGATCAATTTGTTAACGCAGTCAACTCTGCAGAAGATCAGCAGACCGGTCGTGTGAAGCTTGCATTCCAGCGTAATGAGGATGAAAACCTCGCTGCTATTGAACTAGCAGAAGATCGGGCTGACGCACGGCTGGCAACCCTGGCACAAGCCTCACCTGAATCCGCTGGTGCTATTGAGGTTGATGCAGCCATTAACACCGTTGCTTCTCAGCGTCCAGATGGTATGCCTGTAGACCAGGTAGAAGGTTTAACTGTTATTGATCTTCGAAACAAACAAGCCATTAACCTTCCGTCAGGCGCAGCTCCAAGGATGGAGAGGATTGTTGGACTTTTTCAAGAATCAGATGATCTAACTAACAGAGCACAAGAATATTTACGTAGACAGCAACTTGCTCAAGAAGTTGACACTGATTTTGATTATTCTGCAGAAAATAGGCGTCAAGCGGCACAAGTTCAAGATCGCATTCAACGGGCGCAAGAACTCAAGGATCGGGCTGAGCAAATTATTGCCGAAGCTCGTGGTGAAGTGCAGCCACAAACATCGCAACTCTCTCCTGAAGATTTTGCTAAAGACTTTAACCGTAGGTATCGGGAAGAAGTCAATCCTGAATTAAAACTTGTTGATAATGCTCGCCAGCGACAAGAGCTTCGCGGAGCACAAGCCGGCGTTGAGGGAGAAGATGTTGTATCTCTGTTGCTTGGCGATGTTCCCGAAGTTGAAACCACAATGCGTGGCAAAGCGCTCCGTGGCGGCAAACTCAATAGGGCTGGGGATATTAGTTATATGGATGAATCAGGCCTGGAATATGCTTCTGCAGATACGGGAGTAAAAGCCAGGCAGGGTCAAGGTACTCAATATAAAGAACATGTTCTCTTAACTAATGAAGTTAAACCTATCATCGGTAGGGCATCGGATGAAGAGCTGACTTCAATGGTGCTTGAAGGTCAAGACTCTCCGTTTAGACAAGCATTAAAAGAACGAGTAGCTCAGAAATTCACAAGGTATCAAGATCCCAGGCAGCTAAATTTACCTGTTGATTTAGAAAGCGGCAGCACTTCGCTTGATAATTATCTTACTAATCTTGCATCTCAAACTTTAGTTGCAAGAGCTTTAAAGAATCCAGAACCCACAGCATTACAAACTGCTGCCTTAAACCGTGCGAGAGCTTCTGTTGCTGCTTCGGAAGAAATTCGTCAACAAGCTCGTATTCAAAGTCAGCAGAGACCAACAATTGCCCCTGGTCCAGCACAAGATCTTGCTCGATCAATGGAAACATTGCGTCGAGGAATGATTGTTGAACCCTCAGAACCTTTACCTGTGCTTCCTTCTGTACAGCAAATGAGGGCTGGTTTTGTAACTGATATTGATCCGGATGAACTAAAGAAAATGACAAAAGCGGAACGGATTCAGTTGCTTGGCCCCGTTCTTAGTGCTTCCGATGTATACACAGGTGCAGCAGCAGAAGCCGCTGGACCTGTCATTTTTACAGGCAAGAGCAAAGCAAATACTGTACTTGCAACACCTCCTATTACTGGATCCGTCGACACACCTACAGGACGTTATCTGACACAAGATAATCCTGATGTTCTTGGTACTGTTTACAAGGTTGCAGGTACTCGTGCCAATCGTGAAATTTCAAGGCAAGTCGAGGCAAATGCACAGGACTTCTTGGCAGATGCTATTGCCGGTGGATTACAGCAAAAAGCCATTAGTACTCCCGAACCATACAGGACTCCAGGGATTGCGGCAACAAGTCAACTAGAATTTTATCCTGAAGCAAAACCACAAGCTACTTCTATTTCTCCTATGAGTCTAAAAGGAACTTTAGGCGTTACGGGTCCAGAAGCAAGTCAACGTACCGGTTACGCACAGTACCAGCCTGGCCGTAGCGTACCTGGTCCACGCAGCCCCTTTATTGGCGAGATGTCTGGTGGCACAGTAGTTGTTGTTCCACCTACGGCAGCAAGCACTGGAACACGCCGCGATATTGGCGCTCCTACTAGCAGTATTGACTTAACTCGCCGTGGAGAGAAAGCCCGTTACTTTAGTCTTTATCCGGAAGAGCGTTTCATTACCGGTCAAGAACCTCCACCGATTGGTCCACTGACTCAGTCTTCTGGTTTATCTCGTATCGGTGGTATGACCAAACAAGCTGTACGAGGAGCAGGTGAAGGTGTTTACGTTACTCAACTTACTCCTCAAGGTCAGAGAATTGCTTACCCCCGCATGGATAAACCTGTGACAGTACCAGGATACACAAAGGGTAGTACGGTCACTAACATCCCACGTTACGGTATTAACCCTGGCGCCGAAGATTGGCGTCAAGATCTAATGAGATCTGAATATCGCCGTGGCGGACCCATCCGAACTTCTGCCGCCGATCCCCGTCAATTGGGGATTACAGGTAGAGGATTAGATCTCCTATTAGAATACTTAAATATTCCTCGGTCATGACAAAGAAAAAGAAAAAATGGGTCCAGGGCATGGACATGAAGGAAGGCGCTTTTACAGCCAAAGCAAAACGCCGTGGTATTACGTCTGCTCAACTTCAAGAGAACGTCCTTTCCAATCCAGATAAGTATGACGAAAAGACGGTAAAACAAGCGCGTCTTCGTCAAACCTTGGTAGGATTAAAAAAGAAAAAGAAAGAAAAGTCTGAGGGCTAATGGCAAAAGACGCCAGGCTTGATTTAGGTCGTTATGTTCAAAATCCGTTTAATCGCCGTGGCGAAATTGCTAAGCGATTAGATTTTGATGATCTATTTAGATCTAAACCAGAAAGCGGTGATTACCCCTGGAACCCATCAAGGTTTAATGAGCGCGACCTGTTAAAAAGGTCTATGACCAGAAAGGTCAATTTGAACCCTGATCTTAACTTTGTTGGTGATACACCTTTCTTTGATGATAACGATCCCAATGCAAGCTATGAACTGTTTGAAGGGTTAGGTCGTTTTGATCGTCCAGAAGCCTACGATTTTGATGAGGGTCGTCCACGAACTGCGCAAAGACCACAGGACCAGCCAGACTTTGATCCTGGTTGGATTGAGGCTTACAAATTAAGTCCTACTGTTAATCCTGGTAAGTCTGCAAAAAATCCGATGCCACGTCTTCGGAATCCTGATCCGAATGGTTATCTGATGGCAGCAGCAGAACGTCGTGCTAAAAATGAGGCTGAAGATAACCAATCCGTAGCTCAGCTTCTTAAGCGTCAAGGATCAGGCAAGGAGTCAACGAAGGCTACTGAAGAGAAAGAAGGTAAACAAACGGTTGACGAAGAAACAGTTGAATCAAATGTATCTCCTGGCAAAACGCAAGAGTAACAACAGATAAAATAGTTGTATTAGGAGGATAATATGGCAGGACTTGCAGGCAGGCTTTCCGGTCTTTTACAACAAGCAGCACAAAGTAAAGTCGGCCAAAAGGTCCTGGATAAAGGCGGAAAAGAGCTGCTTATTTCCTCTGCCCCAGGAGCAGCACTCACCACTTTTCTTAGCACGCTTACAACCGGCAACCCTCTCGCGGGCTTGGCAATTGGCGCGACTGACTTAGGGCTTAGCTTTGGTGCTGCACGAGCACTAGGAATTACCAAACTGGCAGGCAAATATCGCAACTATGCATCTGATGAAGATGTTGCTAAATATACAGGTGTTGGCAATATTCCTGCTTCCGCGCTTAAAAGAGAATATGTGCCAAGCATGGCTCAGAACGCAGCGATGCTTGGAGGTAGTGCGGCAGCCGTTATTGGCTTAGAACCTTTGTTCCTGCAGATGCAACAGCAACAAGCTACAAATCAAATGATCACACAGCAACAACAGCTGGGACAACAAGAAGTTTTAAATCAGATGTATACCCCATATACAGCTGATGGAACTCTTTATCAACTCCAAGGACTTCCTTACCGCGTAACAGAAGGGCAATAATGGCAACTCCAGTACAAAAACAAAAAGCACAATCATTCCTGGGCCAGGTTTATCAAGATACCTTGGCGGGCATTGGTGGTCTATTCCCTGAAAAAGTAAAGCAGGGTTTCCAGGCAGGCGTTGATTTGATGGCGCCGGAAGCCCGGGCTGAGCTTGTTGATGAAAAAGGAGAACGCATCCTTAGTTCAATTGCTAATTACAGTACTGCAAGTCCTAGATTTAAAAAAGAATTAGCGGAAGTCAAGGGGATTACTCTTCGTGAAAAACCCCAAGAGTTTCTTGGTGCTTATGCCGCTAGGCTATTGACTGATGTTGGTACTGATTCCACTCGTCACATTTATTGGCGTTATAACCATCCCATGGCTATTGCAGATGTAATTGCAGAGAAGGCCGCTGGACCCATGTATAAGGAGTTTAATCCAACACAAAAAGCTGCAATTGGTCTGGCTGTTGGCGCCCCAACTGCTGCATCTCTGGGTGTATTTGACATCACAAATCCTGGTGAATTGTTCCGTCAAAAAGGTTTTGCTCAAAATTATGCAGAGCAAGGATCAGAAGATCGCCGTGAAAGCGGTCAACCAGGTCTTGAGTTAATTGAGAGGATGTTCCTTGGTCGACAGGGACGCCCCTTAAAATATGAAACAGCAAAAGAAGATATTCCAAGTTTGACTAAAGAACGCTATACAAATTACATGAAGAATTACTACCAAGACAAAGGTGTCACCGGCCTTGGCTTGGTTAAGTTCACACCTGAAAATTTACAAGGTGAACCTGAGGCTCGTATTGTTGGCTTCCCAATTGGTCTGCAATCTGTTGGTGCTTTAACAGGTGGATCACTTGCACTGGGCAGTGCAATGAAATCTCAACCTCCTGTCACCATAGAAATGAAGGGAACCAAAGAAATTAAACGCAGAGTCCCTGGTTCAGCGCGTCGTGCAGCTGGCATCACACTCGCTGGATCACTTGCTGGAGGCCTTGCAGGTAACTTAACAAATAGGGCAATTGCTTCTATAAATAATAATCCCGAACGTTTGCCCGATACACTTGAATACCAACCTGGCATGTAGGCTGATAAAATTAATTTATTGGAACAACTTCTAAAATAATGGCTAGAGTTACGGGATCCAGGGGGGTGGATCTATCCGATATTGACCCCAATCAGCTGAGAGCACTTCAACAAGAAGATCCCGGTTTATTTCAGCGACTGATGCAGCAAATAGATCAGTTTGCTAGAAATACTGGCATTGGTGGTCAACAAACTACACCAGTTTCCAGAGTCACTGGTAACGTCGGCATGGATCCCTTGGTCACTGGTTCTGTAAGACCACAATCAACTTCTTCTGGCCGCCCTTCGATTACTGGAGACGTTGAAGGACAGATGGCCACTCGTGGCGGCGTACCCATTACTGAATCGGGTGCACGAGGTCAGCAAGGCTCCGCTGTTGTGACCGGTAGCACTGGAATGGAAGGCCGAAGTGCAGGTGGAGGTGGAGGTGGTCGTCGCCCCCCTACTACTGCCGGTGCTGCTCCTGGCGCCGGCGGACGTGGTCCAGGTATTGACATCGCTGGTCGCTATGGTGATTTACGTTCCTCCGCTGGCGATTTAATCTTTGGCTCCAGGAATGAAGCTGGTATTCGCCCAGGACGCAAGGCAATGGGTGGGAAAACAGGTGCAGTCCTTGGTTCTGTTGAGTCCTTATTGTCAGGTGATCCAGCAGGTGCCCTTTTAGGTGCTCCAGTTGGTTTAGCTACTGGTCAAGCTGCAAATGTACTTACAAATGCATTGACCAGTGGGATGATGAAAGCTGGCCCACTACCTGTACGTTTGGCCGGAGCAGGTCTTCGTTACCTTGTTCCAGGCATGGTTGGATATGGTGCACAACAAGCAACTGCTGGAGCTGTTAACGCTGTTGTAGGCGGTGCTCAACAATTGGCAGGTGGTGCAGTTGGTGCTGCCCAAGGTGCTGCTGGAAGTCTACAGTCCGATGGTCTTGGTGGTTTAGGAGGTGGCGGTCTTTCTGACCTAGAACTTCCCTTTATTGGTCCTATTGGAGCCAGAGCAAAAGCACGCCGTCAAGCTGAGTTCGAACGTGAACAACGCCGTGCCGATCAAGGTTTAGAATCTGAAATTCGTCGTCAACGTGCAAAAGAAGATCTTGATGTTGCACGCCAAGAAGGACAAATTGCAACGCAAACTTACCTTGATCAAATGCGCGGCATTGCTCCATTAATTGAGCAACAAGATCGTCGTCGCTTTACCCAACAACAAGCTCTTCTAAATACACAGGGCAGTATTTATCAGAGCCTTGGTCGTCAAGCCGGCATGTTCCAACTTGCAAACACAGGTTTAACCGAAGCCGGTGCTTATGCAAGAACAGCAATTTCTTCCAATCCTTATGCTGGTTCTGTGATCCAAGCACCCCAAATTACCTTTGGACGATAACAATGTCTCAACAAAACACCCGATTGGCAGGCTCCTTATATTCTAGGCTTGAGCAGATGTACGGGCCGGAGCGTGTTAAAGGTTTTTCAAATGCAGAACTCATCGATGCATCTCGAGCATTCGGCGGAGATGATTTAACAACTCTGTTGGGCACCCCAGAACAAAGAGCAGAAGCTCAAGCCAAACAAGCTGAGTTGTTTGAAGGAATTCTTACAAGACGTGCTGAACAAGCTCAAAAACTTGGCAAGGAATCTGCCAGGGAAGCCTTTAAGTATGAAATGCTTGGTCGTTTACCAGAGACCATTGCAAACGCTGCATATGCCCCAGGCATAATCGCTGCACAAGGCGCTGGCAATATCGCCAATATTATGGCTCAAGGTGCTCAAAACATCCCTTCTTTGACGCGTTTTGATCGCGGTAGTTATAGCTATACTCCAACTCGTTACTTCAGCTAATGGATTTCCCAGCGTGGCCCAGTACGAGATCAATCTCAATGCCTAGCATTGCAGATTCTTTTAGCGGTAAATTTGATTTTGGAAAAACACTTGGAGTAGACTCATCTAAAGAACTTGGCGGTATTAGCAGAGGAGGAGGAATGGCTTTTGATCCAGTTACTTTAGGTTTAGGTGCTGCTGGTATCGGCGCAAGTCTCTTTGGTGCAAATGCCGCAAATCAAACCCGAGCTAGTATTGCCAACGCTCAAATGGCGGCTGCCGCTGATCAGCTAAAGTGGCAGACAATGCTTGGCCGCGAACAAGCAAAAGGACAGCTTGGTGCTGAACTTGGAAGTCGTATTTTCCAGAGTACTGTTGCTCCTGACTTAGAGTTTGGCCGTCAAAAAGAAGCTGCTATGTTTGCGGCTGGACCCTTAGGTGAGCGTCAGCTAGCATTAGATACCGAACGTGCACGACGGGCATTTGGGCTTTCTCAATCTGCTGAAGCACGTGAATCACGTCAGCGTGAAAATCGCGAAGCACTGAAGCGTACCTTGGCCGAGAAAGAAGGCCAACTTGCAGGTATTTTTGGCCGCATTGCACCACGTGATGTCAGTACTTTATTCGTATAGGAGGTAACCCATGGGCGGCGGTGGAACTAAAGTTGAATACAAGTCACCAAAGATTGAAAAGGACAATTCTTTTGAAAAGTATTTAGCTTATCAACAGCAAAAAGAAGCTCTTGCAGAGCAACGTGCTGCTGATGAGAAAGCTGAAGCTGCCGCAAAAGAAGAGGCTCGCAGGTCGTCTGCACAAGCTGGATACGGCGGACTGCTTTCTGGTATTGAGTCCCAGCTTCGCCAGGGTCTTATTAGCTATTCCGACGCAACTGGTCAACTTCGTGACTATGCAGCTAAGTACGATCTGGTACCGCCAGAAGCTGAGATCGCTGGTTTAACAAAACTTTACACAGAAGAGCTCCTCCCTGGTCGTCGTTCTACAGGTGTTTCGGCCGCATATGAGGAGCTGCTTGGTAGGCAAGCAACCGAGGAAGAGAAAACCAAAGCCCTGGAACGCTTCCAGCAAGGTTATTACACGTCTGTTCAAGATTTAAAAGATGCGCTTGCTAAAAGTTCCGAGTATCAAGATAAGTACAATCAAAGCTATCTTGACAACTATTACGACACCATGTTTGGTAAACAGGCTGTCGATGAATCTGGTAAAAAAACAGGTCAACGCACTTTTAACTTTGCTTCTAATCTTCTTCCTAAGTACGCAGAAGGCCTTGAGGGCAGTACCAAAATCACTACTCCTGATTTTGGTGAATCTTTTACAGGCACTGCTGCTGAGATTGAAGAGCAACAGCAAAACATTCGAGATACCCGCAAGTACTTGTACAGTGCAGGCTTGACGAATCTTCAAGGTGAGATTGACAAAGAAACCCAAAAGCTGAAAAACGAAGGTGAAAAAGAACTGGCTAAGATCAAGAGTCAGGGTTCCATTTACCAGCAAATTGTTGGATCTTTTTCATTCTCCTAATGGAATGTGTTTGGTATAATTATTTTAGTTATTGAGTTAACAAATGACTTCTACAAAAACTGCGTCTTCGGTTCCCTCTGATCAAAGTGACAAAGATGATTACTTTGACATCAATAAATTCGAGAAGCTTCTCGAGCGTCTCGAAGGTTCTAAGGGCCGTCAACAGCGCCAAAAGTCCCTCGAGAGTCGTCGTGACATCTACGCTCAGGGTCTTGCTTCCATGATGAGCAACTTCTGATCTTTTCTTCTAGGATATATAAGCCATGACCAGTAGCGTACCCACTGGACAAACCGATGTCGATGATTGGTTTGATCTAGATAAGTACCGCCAAGCTGCTGGCGTGGCTTACGAATTCTCAAAGAAAAAAATGGAGACTGCTGGTGAACAAGAACGTGAAACCATTGGTAAGGGTGCAGAAGAATCCCGCGCCTCAGCCGAACAGCAGCAGCGCTTCAAGCAAGAAGACGAAGCACGAGACTACGGTCAGGCCCAACGAGCTTATCGATATTGAGCTTTTTGATTCCTGGGTTGAGAACTTAGATTCAGCGACTCAGGAATCATTTTGTTCTTTTGCTAAAGATAACTACTCCCTGATCGAAGTTTATCTCTATTCACGTTTCCTTGGTTACAAGGGGACAGTAACTGCGTGCGAGCTTTGGATCAAAGATAATTACGAGAAAACGGATCATCGTAAAAAACTCTTGTATGAAATCGACGAGATGCAAGAGGATGTCCGCAAGCTTCGCGAAGATGTTGAAAATAAAGTTGTAAAACGAGACGCAGGGGTGGCTCGTATTGCTTCCATGCAAAAAGAAATCCGCGGTCATATCGATCAAATTGAAAAATTCACGAGTATCAAAGATCGAAAAGGTCTTTTGATGGCAGGGGCTGATCGTGCAATTCGTGAGTTACTGTTTATTTTCAAGGATGACCCCATTGAAATCCCCTTGGAAGAAGCTGCAATGAGCGTCTGGGCGCGTATGCAACTGGAAGAATAGATCGGTTAAGATAATTACAGGAACGTTTAGTTTTGTATGGGTGCAGGTACAGGTGCTACCTCAGATCCAATGCAACGGCAGCTCATTCGTAGCCGCCAGGAAGAAGTATTGAATCAAGAGCTTCCCAGCCGTAGACCGACACCTGAGATCCCCGCTGGGAGGTCACAGGGCGTTGAGTTCGGCCCTGGTCGTGCTCGTCGTATTGCAAAAGGCTAATTAATGGCTAAGAACAAAATGCCTCCGGAACTCCTGGAGCACTTCAAAAAGAAAGAAGCAAAGAAAGAAGACGGTACTGAGATGTCGGACAAGGAGAAGCGTAAAGCTGCTTTAGATAAAGCACGTAAGTACAAAGAACAAAAAAACAAAGAGACAGAGAAATAAGGTAGTATTTAATAAGTTGATTTACTGCCGTGCCAAGTTATACGCACCTTGCTTATCGTCGTAACGCTAAAGCTGCGGCCAGAAACCAACAAATTCGTCCTCACAAAAACGCTGAGTCTTTGCAGCGTGCTCGCGAGGACTTTGGCTTTTTTTGTGACTATGTAGCAGACAAACCTCCTGCTGCCCATCATAAAGAGTGGCACAAACAGTTTATTACAGGAAGAGATAGTAGCTGCCTGATTGGGATTGCTGGTCCCAACATCGATCTTTTGGCTCCACGGGGATCGGCCAAATCTACTGTCCTGGGTCTGTTCACAGCATGGGCAATTGGTGTCCATACGGCAGCAAAGAAACCTCTTCAGATTCTTTACCTTTCTTATACGGTTGACATTGCGCGTTCCAAGTCTGCAACCATCAAACGAATCATTGAAAGCAAGCGGTACCAAGAGGTCTTTCCTACTGTACGCCTGATGAAAAATGTGACCAGCAATGAGTATTGGTCAATTGATCACAAGTTTGCTGGTATTGACACCACTGGTGACGAGCAGTTTACTTTATGTGCTGCCGGCCTAAAAGGTTCAGTGACTTCAAAACGTTCTCATCTTGTCTGTATTGATGACGCTATTAAGTCTTCTGCAGATATTTCAAACCCTGACATCAGGAAACAGATGCAGGAAAACTGGAATGCGGTGATTGCACCCACAATGTTTGAAGGAGGTAGGGCGATTTGCCTTGGTACACGATTCCGTCATGACGATATTCACTCAACTACCTTTAACAAACAAAACAACTGGATGCAGATTGTTCTTTCCGCGATTCAAAATGATCCGAAAACAGGAGAGGAAAAATCGTACTGGCCAGAGATGTGGTCTCTTGATTATTTAAAAGAAAAAAAACGACAAGCACCTATTGCTTTTTCGTTCCAGTACATGAATCAAATCGTTAGGCAAAACGAGTTATCCCTGGCGCCTGAGTTAATTGTTAAAGCGGAGATAGCCACTGAATTTGACACGCTTGGTGTCGGGGTTGACCTTTCTGCTGGTACTAAGGAGAAGAATGATTACACCGTAATGATTCTTGGGGGACGTATTGGTGATCAGGTTCATATTATTGACTATCGAAGGATTCGTGTGATGGGCAACCTAGAAAAACTCGATGCCCTGAAAGAACTATTAAATGATTGGTCTGTACTTGGTAAGGATGACAACGGGAATTATTTCCCGACCTATTCAACGTGTGACATCTGGAGTGAGGCGGTTCAGTACCAGGCATCACTGGAGGCAGACTTCAAGAGGGTTTGCCTAAATAACGAAGGTCTCTACAATTTGATTTGGCATCCAGTCAAAGGTTTCCGTGCAGATAAGTTGGCACGTTTTCGTGGAATTATGGGGATGTTTGAAGACCGCAAGATAATCTTCAACAGGTTCCGTAATTTCACAAATCTCTTCGAGGAACTCACAAACTTCGGAGTAAGTAGTCATGATGACTGCGTAGATGCTCTTGTCTGGCTTGTTAATGGTTTATCAAGAAAGGGACAACTCCATCTTGATTACTAAACTATAGAATAAGAAAAACACTTCAGCCGTGGGTCCCGAATATATTGCCATCGGTTTAACAGCTGTCATCTCGGCTATTACCGGAGGTGGTTGGGCGGCCGGTAAAATCCTTTCCCGTCAAAGCGAGCAAGTCCAAAGAGCGTTTGACTACATTGGTTCACAGAAAAGAAGGATTGACGTTTTGGAAGACGACTTAAAACGCATGCCGCTTGAATACGTTTTAAAAGTTGATTTCCTAAGAGAAATTCAACAGATGCACGATAATTTTACTCAGATCAACGCTAAGCTTGATAAGCTGGTTGAAAAGCTTCTCGACGCAAAATGAGCTACATTCTTGAAGTCCAAGAGGACGAGAACGGAGATCAATATATTGTTTTTCCCGAGGAGGTAATTGAAGATCTTGGCTGGCAAGAAGGAGACGTGCTCAACTGGGATGTTCGCAGTAACGGCATTGTTCTTAGCAAAGTCAACGATCCTAGTGGCTATGAAGTTGTAGAAGAGTAGAATACTTAAAAAGAGATAGAAACATGTTTTACGGTGGTGAGTCCAATGTTCCTGGCGCCCCTGGGAACTTTCTAGCCGGTAATCCAAGCTTTGACATTCAACCTGAAGAAATGAAACGCCGCGGCATTACACCTGGTGGCGGCCCACAACTCCCTCTGGCTGGTATCCCCGGCTCCAGCAATCTCCCTGGTGCTATTGGAAACATGGGCGGACTTGCGAACGCAGGCATGTTCTACGGTCCTCAATACGGACAAGCACTTGCAGGTTTTACTGGTAAAACTCTTTCCTAAGCTGTTAGTATTGAAGAAAAGGTAATAGTTAATGGCAACGGACGCAAAAGCCAGGCTTAAAGAAATTATTGACTCTTACATCGAAAAAGATGGAGGAGCAGCAATTGATACCGGCATCGTTGCCTCTCATCTTGCACAGATGAAGTTATTTGGGATTCGACAAGGTGTTGAATTCTTCCCGGCTCAGGATAACTTTGGAAACCAGCGCAAGGATTTTATTGATCGCGTAATAAAATACAATCAACTTGAAACAAGGCTCGACTCAATCTGGGATTACTTTCTTTGTGATGGACAAGGTCTTTTTTACATTCGTCCTACAAAAAACAACTACCGCCTCTACTATTTTCGCAAGCACGAATATCGTACCTTTTATAACATTGATGGCGAGCTGGATGAAGTTGTAATCATCTACGGCTACAAGGTCCGTCAAGGCCTTGGTTATCAACAGGATATTGAATCCAGTAGTCTTACGGGCCCGGCTTCTATGGGTCGTGGTGGCATTAAGCGTTACATCCGGCTTTCGATCAAACGGAAAACAATCGAAGAAACTCACTCGGAAGGTGAGATTTCATTTGATACCAACTATCAGGCGATTACTGGTAAGACCAAGACTTTTAGAAACACACTTGGATTTATTCCTTGTGTTGAGATCTTCAACAACGCTAAGGGATTCTCGACTGAGGGTGTTGGTGAGTTTGATGCGCTTGCTAATCACATCTGCACGCATGACGATATGATTCGCACCATGCGAAAGAATGTGCAGTTTTTTGGTAATCCAACTCTACTTTCTTCTCGGCCCAAGACTGACCTCATGGAGTCGGGTGGAGAATCTGTTGTTCAGCGTCCTTCTATTGCAGCAAACTCTGGTTTTGGTGGCGCAGGTCCGCTGAGTCAATCCCGATTTAAGGCAGATCCTGTTTATCGAGGTGTTGATGGTCAGCTTCGCGTACCACGCATCATTGCAAACCTAGAGCCAAATGATCGCGTCGGTTACATCGTTCCTGATGCAATCACAGGTGACCAAAATTCTTTTGCACGCCAGTACCGAGAGGAGATTCGAACGGCTCTTGGTGGCGTAGACGAACTTTCTATTTCTGCTGGTGTTACAGCTACAGAGTACAAGTCTTTGTTCGGTCGTGTTTCGGCTACTGCAAAGAAAAAAGCAAACTCTATTTACACCTATGGCATCTGTCGTTGTCTCGAATTAATTATCTTCCAGGAAGAACGTCTTTTCCGTGACACGTTAGCAGCAGCGGCAGGACTTGAGAAACCCCTGGAGCTACCCGAGCAAGCATCGGATGAAGATATTGCTGCTTACGAGGATGCGATGTCGATGTACGAAGAGAAAGTCAAACAGTTAATGATGGCTTGTCTTCGTACGCAACAAATCCCCCCTGGCGTCCTTGGGTTGATTCCCGACGGTGATGTAACGATCCAATGGCGCTGGCTAGGTCCTGTTTACGAGGACTCCACCCAAGACATACTTAATAACTCCATTGTGGTACGCAATCTACAGGAGTTAGGTGTTGATAGCATTGAGGCACTGAAGTACCTCTTCCCGTCCAAGACGGATGAGGAACGGGCCGAGATGTTATCTGGGTTCCCGTTCAGAATGGTGAACGAATTGCAGGGTGCATACTCTCAGTTCGCTCGCTTAGTGGGGGCAATGATGCAAACTCCCCACCCGCAATCACCGGATTTACCGATGGCTGCGGATCCGCGATTAGATCTTACCCCGTATCTATATCGCACCTTAGAAGCTTTACAAAAGGAGATGAGTTATGCAGGACGCTACCGTCCAATCGATCCCACAGACGAGCCAAGTACCAGTGGCCGTCGCACCGAGCAGCTACGTGGCACCAGCACCACAACAAGCAGCTCCGGTGGCTTATCAGGTGGGTACCAGCTACCCCCAAGCGGTACCTCAGGCAGCCCCCAGCTACCAATCAGCCCCTACTCAGTACGCCCCCCAATCCCAACCGGCGGAATCGGCGGGGAATCCCTGGGAATCGGCGTTCAACAAGGTGGTGAACCTGCTGAGCGCACCAGTCCAATCCCCGTTCCAGGGTCAACAATCGCAGATTCCGACAGCGTATACCCCGGCCAATTACGGGTTAACCAGCCCCCAAGTTACGCCACAATCGGCTCCGCTGACCTGGTCTCCCAGCCAGGCATACTCGCCCAGCTCTTCCCCAACTTACTTGACGGGATACTCGGCGCAGGAAGCCCACGCGGAAGTGGACGCGGCGATCGCGGATTATTACAATCTGAGCAACGAGACTCGTCAGGTTCTGGACGCGTTCGGGATGGAAGCTCCAGCGATTCTGAACAACTACGCTCTAAACCTCGAGGCGATGGTGGACAGCGCCGTCGCGTGGGGAAATCGCGCCGCTGATGTAATCAAGGGTTATGCCAACTTCGCTGTTAACGAGCATCAGGAGAACCTTGCTTACAACGAGATCCTGACCAATCCCGATGTGCTGAGTGATTACACGCTCAAGTTCTTTGGTCCCGAAGGTCCGTACCCTGTGTACGAAAGCGAAGATCAACTGGAGACTCGTGGTTATCCGACCCGGCAGGTTGGTCAACCTCAACTTGGTCAGTTCCCTGCTCCCCCTGCAGCAGCTGCTCCTCAGGCCCCCGAAAACTTCTGGGGCACCTTCAGCGACATGATGAATCGCGACCCACAGAATGCCTGGCGCGTTCTGAACCAAGCCCAACCTCAAGCCGTTGCAAACAAACTGTTTGTAATGGAGTGATATTTAGCCGGTAGTTAAATAAATTACCGGCTGCTAAAATTTGTGTTAGATAAGACATATCTATGTCTAAATCTTTCACCCGATAAAACACTTCCTGCGACACTGGAGGATAAAACAAAGTGTTCATTGATAACGATTTTCCAA